CTGGGGGGCCTACGTGGTACGATGTTTGCTTCAAGAAAGTGCCGTTCAAGTGGTCGCTGGCTATCAATAGTGGCGAGAAGGTCTATATCAGTGCCATGGCTCCCCACTATCTCAACGTACTTCAAGGTGAAGTTATGGAGGGCATCTGGGGCTGGGAATTCTACGGGGCTCGCGGCTGCCTAGGTAGGCCGATGCGTGAAGCCTTACGGATGCGGCCTATGTCGAGGCGGGGGCTGGAGGCCAAGATGCTAGTACGACGGTCGATGAACGACCTAAGCTACCAGTGGCTAGAGTATTTGTTGGAGGCCTATCCAGGCCATGTCGTTGAGTTCTCAGCGTTCTCGACTTGTTGGGGAACCGTCCCCGGTCATAACACTGTCTTCTGGGAGATAAGGAAGTACTGATGGATCCGAAAGAGTATCAGAAACTGGCGGCAAGGACTGAGTGTGATCAATGGGCTGCGCTGGACCGTATGGTCAGCTATAGGCCCTACGAGGATGTGCATCCGAGGCAACTGGAAAGCAAGCTCATTCCAGTGCGAGCCAATCACGCTGCGATTGGTATCGCAGGCGAGGCAGGTGAGTTGGCAGCAGCGATCGAACGGTGGATCTACTACGGCAAGCCGCTTGATGTGATCAACGTCAGGGAGGAGCTGGGTGACCTGTTCTGGTACGCGGCTGAGATGTGCAACGCTCTGCAGTTGGATATGGGCGACATTATGGAGGCCAACATCGCCAAGCTACGCAAGCGATACCCAGAGAAGTACACGGACGAGCTAGCAGCCGAGGAGAACCGCGACCGTGCAGCCGAGCGTGAGGTGCTTGAGAATGGGGGTGAGGTGGAAAAGTTTCCAGATAGGCTTGCAGCTAATCGTGCTTTCAAGGATGAAGTCCTGCAGGAATCTCTGGCAGAGGGTGATCACGTAGTTGTGTGTGATGATGTACGATGCATCAACGGGTGGAATATGACATTCATAATCCGCACCACGACAAACGGCTCCACAAACGAATACTCACTCAATCAGGCTACCATCCGCCAATTCGACTTTGACATGAGCAAAGGTATTGGCAGAATGATCGTTACAGATGGTCATGGTTGCCATCTGTGGGAGGACATAAGTCCACAGTGCAAAGTATTCAGGCAGGGTGAGACTGGTAGTGCCTACACAACCGTCTACCTGAAACAAGGGATGACCAGGGCAGAGGCGTTTAAGATGATCAAGGAGATCGACCACTATGCCGAGCAAGAGTGAGATACCGGATACGATCAAGCCGTACTTGTTTCATGGGGTGGAGGTGCAGTACCGTGCTGGCGAGAAGGAGGCCGTCGGCACGTGTCCGTTCTGTGGTGCAGAAGGCAAGTTCAGTGTGAACGTGGCTACGAGCAAGTGTAGATGTTGGGTCTGCGACTGCGGCAAGGAGAAGGGCGGTTGCAATGCACAGTCGTTCTTGCAGCAACTGTGGACACGCAGTGATGAGATGACTGCGACTTACACAGATCTGGCTACGGAGCGTCGGTTGCTCTACCCAGATACGCTGATGGCGTGGGGCGTGTGCAAGTCTACCGTGGATGGTGTATGGATGGTGCCTGGATACGCTGCTGACGGTACGTTGCGTCAGTTGTATCGGTGGGTAACTGTGAAGGGTAAGCACAAGCTACTGCCGACGCCTACAATGGGTCACCACTTGCACGGGGTCAACCTGTACTCCAAGCAGAAGGACGAGGTGTTCCTGTGTGAAGGCCCCTGGGATGCCATGGCTCTCTGGGAAGTGCTGTGCCGTGTGAAGATGGACAGTCAAGGCACGTTGCATGAGACAGCCAGTCAGGACCATTGTTGGGCTGCTACGGCGAATGTACTGGCTGTTCCAGGGTGCATGACGTTTTTTGACTCGTGGCTCAAGCTGTTTCGTGGCAAGACCGTGTACCTTTGCTACGACAACGACCATCCACGCATGAACCCCAAGACTGAGCGTATGGAGCCTCCTGCTGCACTGAGGGGGTTGCAACGCGCGGCGTCCATACTGGCCCATGCCAAGGAGCCGCCGGAGTCCATTAGTTACCTGCGGTGGGGCGAGGCAGAGCAGTTTGATTTGCAGAGGCCAAGTGGCTACGACATACGCGATTTACTGACCACACCGTAAGGAGACACCCCCTATGCCCGTAGCCCCCCTTAAAAAACGCCCAGCAAGGCCCCTGGCAGCCCGAATAGCGGCTTTGCAGGCCCTAGTACGTGGTTTACTACCTGTGCCCGACGCGTGGCTTAAAACGGCAGCAAAAGCCTCGTCCAAAAACAACGACGGCGATGGTACAGACGACGGCACCATGGAGTGCCTACCCTGCAACAGTTACCGTGAGTTGATCATGTCTTGGCGTAAAGCCATGCGCTGGACTGACGGACTGGATCATGCATTAGCCGTGATGCTTGCTTCAGTCGCCAGCACTAAGGCTGTTGGCGACCAACTCTGGATCAAGGTCATAGGTCCAGCAGCCTGTGGCAAGAGTACGCTATGTGAAGCCATCAGCGTCAACCACGAGTACGTGTTAGCCAAGAGTACGATCCGAGGCTTTCACAGTGGCTACAAGCTAGACAGCCCTGAGGAAGGTGGTGGAGGTGGTGAGCAGGATCATAGTCTGATACCACAGATACGTGGCAAGACTCTGGTCACCAAGGACGGTGATACCCTCCTACAAAGTCCTAATCTGTCACAGATCCTTGCTGAGGCACGAGACCTGTATGACAGTACGAGCCGCACACATTATCGCAACGCCATGAGCAAGGACTATAGCGGCGTACGCATGACTTGGTTGTTGTGTGGTACTAGTTCGTTGAGAAGTATAGACAGCAGCGAGTTAGGCGAACGGTTCTTAGACTGTGTCATCATGGATGGTATAGACGACGACCTAGAGGACGAGATACTCTGGCGAGTAGCCAACCGTGCTGACCGTAACTTAGCGCTAGAGAGCGGTACTGACGCAGCTAGCCAGCACGAGCCAGCCCTAGCAGAGGCCATGCAGTTGACTGGAGGCTACGTCACGTTCTTGAGAGAGAATGCTTCCAAGGCCCTGGCAGGCATCACGCTGCCAGACACTGGTAAGCACCAGTGCACCAGACTGGGTAAGTTTGTGGCATTCATGAGGGCGAGGCCTTCTTACCATCAGGAGGAGGTAGCAGAGCGTGAGCTAGCAGCTAGGCTGGTGAGCCAACACGTACGATTAGCCAAGTGCCTAGCCTTCGTGTTGAATAAGAACGAGGTAGACGCTGAGGTAATGAGGAGAGTGAGGCAGGTAGCCCTAGACACTAGTAGAGGCCAGACCCTAGCCATAGCAGCCCACCTACACGGTACAGGAGACATAGGCTTGGAACCTACTAGCCTTGCACACTTGCTCACCAAGGAAGACAGTAGAGTGCGTACGCTACTGAGGTTCTTGAAGGCTATACACGTCACTGAGGTGTACCAGCCCAAGGTCTCTAAGGGTGTCAAGGGTAGACCACGGTACAGGCTCACGTCTAAGCTACGCAAGCTCTTTGATGAGGTGTTTCCTCAATCCACTACCTAACTATATACTATACTATAGTATAGTATTATAGCGTAGCATACCCCGCCGTTGGCTATTATAACGCGCAGTTTTGTCGCGTAAAGCCCACAACGCAAAAGTTAGCGTATACTATAACGAGAAAGGATCAACGATGCAAAGCACGGATAGATATGTGTGGGTACCAGCCCATCCCTGTGTAAGGGCTAGAGAGGCCTCTGACCTGTTTGATAGTGGTGTCATACTGGCAGGGTGCGTGATGACTATGCTCATCATGCTCGTAGTGGCTTGGGTGTTTAACTAGGGGAGAGGCTGTCATGTCAAAACCAGCGTTGCCACCAAAACTTGAACTACACGAAAGTCAGATCATTGAGACGCTGTTAGCAGGCCTCAAGGAATGGCGACCGGACTTGCAGTACCCAGAATCACACTCTGACATGCAGGCGTGCGTCCGTGGCCTGCTGGTCATGTATGATGTGACTCGCAAACCATTGCCGTCTCCGTTGCCGTCACCCTGCCCGTCATGTGAAGGACTGGGGCATTATGTAAGGCAGGAATCTGGATACCGGCATCTGCTTGATTGTGAGAAGTGTGGTGGCACAGGAAAGATGTACTACTGAGATGGTCACTTACTCCATAGTGCTGGCCAAGGACGAGGAGCGATACTACTTCATCTACGATGACGAGCATGCTGTGGAGATGCTGAGGAGGCTTGCACGGTACGCCAGCAACACGGATCTATCGTTCACGTGGTACGACGCTGCTGTAGTCAGTCAGGCTGTACGTAATCTAAGAAGGGAGAGCTTGAGATATGGGCTTGGATAACCACGAGATGGAGAAGGCTTCTTTAGCGATCAGGTTAGTTGGTAGGATCCTATGGAACCTGCATCAAGGATGCCTGGAATCAGGATTCAATCAAGAGCAGTCTTTCGCCATCACACTGGAGTATGTGAATGGGTTTGCCACACGTTCAGGACCCCAGACAGGACCAGACTCAGATGGGAACTAAGGACAAGAAGATCCGTCAGCTTGAGAAGGCACTCAGCCACAGGTGCGAGTGTGTCTTCGAGGGTAGTCAGCAGATATGGGAGTGCCATTGGCACGAGTGCTTTCGCTGTGGACAGGACACTAACGGCGACCCCTGCGATAACGAACAGAAGATGCCTCTAGCCAGTGGGGATGTACCGCCAATAAACACACTACGAGCTCTGGTGAATGAGCTACAACACCAGCTTGATGCCGCCCTTCAGAAAGTTGACGGCCTACAAGTTAAGATTGCTCAACTGTGTAAAGAGGCAGCCTCAAGGACAGTAACCATCATAGCCTTAGAGCAGCAGCTAGCCATAAGACCAGAGACCATCGAGCGTCTAAGAAGTGAGTATGCACGCCTCCAGCAGCAATATGACAGGCTCAAACAGGCCGTGGGAGAGGGTCTATGAGTACCGAGGACAAGACCATCCACAACGGTATGATCTTTCTACACGATGGCTACAACCACACAACAGACGAAGAGGTAGTGACCTGTGTTGTACGTAAGAGTCGTACTAAGCAACTCAAGTGTCATCACGAGTGGTTGCCCATAGCTTGGAGCAAGCAAGGTCACGGCAAGTGGCGGAACGGTTGCGCGTTGTGTGGGAGCACTAACACGGTAGTAACCGAGGAGTACATCAATGGGTAACAGGTACAAAGTAGTGGACTGCTGTGTGGTGCGTGAGAACGGCGATCATGCTCCATGCGGCAACGCTGAGTTAGCATGTCAGAGACTGAATGATGGTCTTGTCGGCGAGGTCATGTACAACTGGTACCCAGAGTGCACAAATCACCCACTGACTATGCCGACCAGCCTTGATGAGCTGAAGTCTGAAAACTATCGGCTTCGTAGGGCTGTGGATGCGACGACTGATGTAGTTGACACATACCATCCACAGAGTGGTCCATGCCTACACGATAAGGTGTTTTGGCTGGGGACCCAGTACGAGAGTGCTATCTCACAGATCCATCATCTACGTGCAAAGCTGAAGTCGCTGAGGCGTAGGATCATGGAGAAGGAGAAGACAGAGCAGATACGGAACCTGCAGATCAGGTGCTTGCAACAAGAGGTCGACGGCTTCAAACGCAGCATAAGTCGATCGGCGGGAGTATAAGGTATGGCACGCGTAGTCAAGAAGGCGAAAGTCAAAACGAAGAATGATCATGATCAGAAGGATCTAGTAGATCGTCTGAGCGTGAAGGAACAGAAGTTCGTCTTGGAGTATATGTTGGATGGGAACGCTGCGAGAGCTGCTAGAGCGATCGGATATTCTTCTGGAAGAAGCACTGTGACTGGGAGCAACATCCTCCAAAGACCGCATGTGAAAGCAGCTATAGAAGCCATAGCGAAGAAGGATCGTGAGGCCTTTGAGATCCAGCGATGGGAGATCCTTTGGCATCTCGCAGCCTGTGCCACACGGAGTGGAAAGGACTACGTAGACGAGAAGAATCGGCTGACGCCAGTGTCAGATCTAAGCGACGCTGCTGCTGCGGCCATAGACGGTTTCAAGCAGAAGGTGAAACGCTACACACGTGACGACGGCACCGAGGTAGAGGAAGTAGACACGGAGGTGAAGCTGGTCAGCAAGGCGCAGGCGTTGGACATGGCACTGCGCCATAAGGGTCTGTTCGCAGCAGAGAAGGTCGAGACCACCGTGAGCGTGGACGACCAGATCTTGAGGCGTTTCCTTCAGGAAATGCACGTGCCGCTCACGCTAGATGTAGACCCTATCGAGCAGAAGATACAAGCCCTTTCACATCACAAGGAGCAGACTAGTGAGTAACACGTGCGAAACCTGTAAGCACTGGATCCTATACACGGGGGTCTATGTTTCGTGGCCCAACGATCAGGTTGATTACCTTGGTGAGTGTCGTAGTGGTAAACTACTACGAGTGTTGGATGAGGACGACGCTGCTGAGATGCTGGTCAGTTCATGGAACAAAGTCCCTTCTGAGGGCCTAGGAGCCACTGACGCCTTAGGCTGTGCAGTGCGTATACTAGTGGGCAAGGACTTCGGGTGTATTCACCACACAACAAAGGAGCAAAGCGATGGAACCTGAAACTAAGTTACATACGACCAAGGCCCTTGAGGTCATGCAGGCTTTCTTAGACGGTCAACCGATTCAGTGCCGCAGATATGGAGAGACAAGATACTGGGACACGGCCGAGAACCCCACATGGAACTGGGATGGATTTGAGTACCGTGTTGCCCCACTACCAGACAAGACCTTTGAGGAGAGTGTGCGAGCACACCTGAAGGACAAGATCAAAGATCAAGGTCCGTGCCGTACGTGTGGTCGTAGTCGCCGTATTCTAACAGAACTCTACCGTAAACTATTCAACGAGGAGCCTTGAGAATGATCTGGTGGTTGCTCATAGGATACTGTCTGCCGGTCTGTCTACTGTTCGGGTTTGCAGTATGGCACAATCGTAAGAACGATCTGGATCTGACAGCCATTGGTGTGTACCTAGTGCTTTCACTGTGCTGGCCCCTCACGCTGGCCATAGTGGCTTGGAGGCCTAGAATATGAATACCCCTAAGTCCTGGGACGGATTGCCAGAGACGGTGGTCGATGCCAACGGTCATCAGTACTCACTAATAGATCTATACCGTCAGCATACGACATTGCAGGCAGACCTCATAGAAGCCCGTCTTGTGGCGAAAAGACTCTATGAATTCCTCGCCTTGAAACACGGTGATGAGTGGGTCAGGGAGTTTCCATGGCTGCGTGAGGCAGGTCAGTGAAGCGAATGATTGGACCTGGATCATGACTACACTCTTGCATGTTGTGTTCGTGCTACTGTGCATGTATGGCTACTGGCTCATGGCCCGCCTTGAAACCAATAGACTGTTAGCCAGCATTGACGAGTTGCAGAAGCATGTTGAGAAGGCAGAGGCTGAGTACGAATCCATACGACGCAAGCAGATTCTTCTGGAGAGGCGGATTATGGAGCTGGGTCAGTGAAGCCAATTGCAACTGCTACCGATCCTATGCGGATGGCCTCTGTACTGTGGCCTCACGTGACCTTCTATAGAGAGCAGCGTGAGATCATCTACAGCGTACGCGACAACGACGAGACCTTCGTGCCTGCTGGTAACATGCTGGGCAAGGACTTCGTTAGTGCGTTCATAGCACTGTGGTTCTTCATGTCGCGTCACCCCTGTCGCATCGTGACAACGAGCGTGGATGCTACACAACTGGAGGGCGTGTTATGGGGTGAGATACGTAGGTTCATTCAAGAGAGTGCGGTACCGCTGGACAGCACCAAGGGTGGCCCTCTGCTGGTCAACCATATGCACCTCCGCAAGGTTATGCCAGACGGGCAGGTAGACGGTCTCAGCTACATGCTAGGACGTGTGGCAGCCAAGGGCGAGGGTATGCTGGGGCACCACATAGCCAAGACCGGTGATGGTATACCGCGCACCCTGTTCCTGGCTGACGAGGCTAGTGGCGTAGACGACGAGAGCTACAACCGTGCGGACACGTGGGCAGAGCGTAAACTAATCATCGGCAACCCTTACCCCTGCACCAACTTCTTCAAGAAAGGCGTCAAGGGTGGTGACTTGGTTGTCAAGCCCAAGACGTTGGTAGTATGACGTTTATTGACGAGCAAAAATCAGAACATCCAATCAGGTACAGGTACGAAAAACTGCGCCTGTGCTTCACCGAATTTATAGCTAGGTGCTTTCACATCTACATTGGGTAGCTGATGCGATACTACCGCAAGATCATCAAGATCACGGGGCACGATAGTCCTAACGTAAGGTTCGGCAAGGCGCAGCTTGCGGCAGGCATAGAGCCTACTGACGAGATCATCATACCGGGTGTCTTGAGCTATGGCGAATACTGCAAGCGTACGGAGTTGTGGGATCCCATACGCAAGTGCATCAGCATAGACGCTGAGTTCTACGAGGGCGAGGATGCGTTGCTGTTTCCACCGTTGTGGCTCAACGCTGCGGAGCTACGGAGGGCAGTGGGACCAGCCCGTACCATGGGGGTGGACAGTGCTCTGGGTGGGGACAATACCTCATGGGCCGTAGCCAGCGACAGCGGTGTCATGTATCTGGAGAGCCGCAAGACGCCGGACACTTCCGTAATACCCAGTCTGACGCTAGGTATAATGAGCCGGTTTGGCGTACGTGCTGAGAACGTGTTGTTTGACTACGGAGGCGGAGGCAAAGTACACGTGGACCGTTTACGTACGACGGGTCACAAGGTGCGTGCTATCCTGTTTGGCTCGCCTGCTACGGCTGAGAAGCGTAGGGGCCTGAAGCCCCTAGAGCAGCGCAACCGTGATGATGAGGTGCGCATGGCCTACAAGAACCGCAGAGCTGAGATCTACGGCACCGTACGCGAGCGACTGGACCCGAAGGCGTTGACCACACCGTTTGCCATACCAAGTGAGATAGCCAACAAGCCTAGGCTGGACGGTGGCCCCAGCCTACGCGGGCAGATGGCCCCCATACCGTTGTGGTTTGACGAGGAGGGTAGAATGTATCTACCACCCAAGCACAAGAAGCCTGACGCCGTGAACAAGACTGACTCCAAGATCAACCTCGTAGACCTGATAGGTTGCAGCCCTGACGAACTGGAGGCTGTGTGTCTTGCTGTGTTCGGCTTGTCAGGACGCACCTCTCGCAGCACTGCAGGAGCCATAGTGTGAGTGGCCGGGTAGCTCCCGGATGAACTGCGGAGATGCGAGGGAGCCGCAGCGGTTTGAAGCGATGATCGTCCTGGAGCGTTAGCTGAAACCAACCGAAATTGCTCGCCCATATGAAGCCGTTCATTCAGTCCACATTCCTGTACCTCAGCCATCGCAAGCCGCGTCCAAAGCACTGGTTATTCGTCAGCCCACGTAGATCATACTCCACCAGAGTCTTGCGTAGGATACAAGTGAGAGGTGACAGTCCTACAGAGCCTAAGGCAGTTGAGAACTGGCACACACTCAAGCAGATTTACCCCGTAGTAGCATCACACCTGGAGGATCTATGAGTGTTGTTGAAGGGACGAAGCTGATCGAGACACGTAGTTGCCTGAAGTGTAGGAAGGCGTTCGAGCCGGAGCAACGGTTCTTCTTTCTGTGCAAGAAGTGCCGGGACTACAACGCCAGAGTGAAAACTCCACAACGGATCCCACACTTGAAATCACGTGGTGGATCTAGCACGTATACCACCTGAAAGGCACTATCATGAGCGAAGCGATCAACAACGAAATTCTGTTCAACGCAATGATGCAGCGATCTGAGCTACTGCAGAAGCTGCTGGATCCACGGCGTGACCTCAAGGTGGAGTGCGGTTACCCTGACGGCGGCATGGAGCCAAACGGCTACCGTGAACTGTACGACGAGGATCCTATCGGCAATCGCGTGGTCAACGTGATACCTAACGAGTCCTGGAAGAACGAGCCGGAGGTGTACGAGGACGAGGACAGCGAGGCGACCACGGAGTTTGAGACAGCATGGGAAAACCTCAGCAACAGCCTACGTGGACGTAGCTGGTACCGTGGCCAAGGCGAGGAAGGCTCACCGATCTGGGAGTACCTGCGCCGTGCTGACGTGCTGAGTGGAATAGGCTGCTTCGGTGTGCTGCTGCTAGGTCTGGATGACGGCCAAGAGCTGAGCAAGCCAGTCCGCGGCGTCGAGGAGAAGTGGTCCGAGCCTGTAGACATTCCAGTCAAGGGCCAAGAGCAGCCCGCGGAAGTGAAGGCACCAGCCAAGCCTACGGGTAACGTGTACACACTGAACGTGGACAAGGACAAGACCAAGGGTCGTCGTCTGTTGTTCATGAGGGCGTTTGATGAGTCGTTGGTGCAGATTGCTCAGTACGAGACCAATCCTACATCGCCGCGATATGGTCAGCCGGTCATGTACAGCATCACGTTCAACGACCCCAACGAGTGGACCAAGGGTGGTATTGGCTTACCCTTTGCTACCAAGATGGTGCACTGGACCAGAGTCATTCACATCGCCGACAACTGCGGCAGCTCTGAGATCTTCGGCACGCCGCGCATGAAGCCGGTATTGCACAGGATCCTAGACCTGCGCAAGCTCTATGGTGGTAGTGCCGAAATGTACTTCCGTGGAGCGTTTCCCGGCTGGTCGCTGGAGACCCATCCGCAGCTAGGCGGCGACGTGAACGTGGATGCTGCTGCGCTGCGCGAGCAGATGGAGCAGTACATGAACGGGTTGCAGCGATACATGGCTCTGATGGGCATGAGTGCGAAGAGCCTAGCTCCGCAGGTTGTGGATCCTACGCCGCAGATCGACGTTCAGATCGGTGCTATCTGCATCGAACTGGCTGTTCCACGCCGTATCTTCGAAGGATCCGAGCGCGGCGAGCTGGCTTCTTCTCAGGATAGCGACTCGTGGAACGATCGCATGCGTGCTAGGCAGGGTAAGTACCTCACGCCTCGCATGATCATACCGTTCGTGGACCGTTGCATCATGGTAGGTGTGCTGCCTGAGCCTCAGGGTTACTCCGCAGTATGGCCAGACCTGGAAGCACTGAGTGAGCTGGAGAAGGCACAGGTGGCAGTCCAGCGCGTGGACGCCATGGCCAAGTACATCGGCGGCAATGTGGAAGCCCTCATTGCTCCCAACGACTTCCTCACACGGATCATGGAGATGCCGCAGAACGAGGTTGACGAAGTGCTGGAAGGTGCCATGGACCAGCTCGAGAAGACCAACCCAGACACCGAGGACGAGATCGTACCCGGTCACGTGCCTGCGCCTCCAGTGCCCGAGGAAGCACCCGGCACTATCAAGATGCGTGAGGGCGAGAAGGTTGTCACGACTGAGGGTGACGAGGTGGCTGCGTTCCCAAGCAAGAAGAAGGTTGAGAACTACAATCCAAACCAACCACGTGACGCCGATGGTAAGTTTGGGAGTGGGGGCGGTGGCGGAGGAGCAAGCGTGAAAGCAGAAATCCAGCAGCAAGTCGACAATGCTCCTGTAACAAAGCGATTCAGCGATACCGTCGTACCGCGAGAAGACTATGTCTATCGGTTTGTTACAAAGGAAGACTTTGATAAGGCTCTAACAACAGGTGAGCTAGGTCCTGGTCGTTCGGCTGATCACGGTGGTACTACAAACTTCTCTAAGGAGCCCATCCCGATCTATGGAGGAGCAGCTAAGGGTTCTGCAGGGTTGCTCGTAGAAGTGCACGAGTCAGCCTTAGTGGATCCAAAGTTCTATTGGGGGTCAAAGGATCTGTACGCTGAATCTCATGGATCTGTTCCGCTGTCCAGTGCTTCTAGGGCCTGGGGTTATCAGCTTATGGATGGTGGTGGCCTAAAGATAGTGGACGTGACAGACAAACTGAAACCCACCGACAACTGGAACCCCAATCAGAAAAACTGAAGTGACATTAGACTGAGCCATGGGCAAGAGCAGAACGTTCACGAAGCAAGAGATCGCCACGATGCTGCGGCGATACAACAACGGCGAGCCTGCCTACAAGCTGGCGGTCGCGTACGGGTGTTCACATGCGAGGATGTGTAGGATCCTACGTTTGCAAGGTGCTAACATGCGCCGCAACGAGACTTGCTACGAGCCTACACACGACGAGATTGAGGAAGGTAAGGCCGCGATCCGCCGTGCCAACGAGGCCATGATACCAGCCTACTGCCCACCGGAAGATGACTTTGACTACGAGGTCTATGACTGATGGTGATCGCTAAGCCACGCAAGAGGGTTGTTGTCTCCTCGGGGAGCAGGGGTCGTACCTTACCCGAGGAACGCACAGGGTCACACCCTGGCAGCCCTCTCACTTCTAATGCAGGCAATCCACGCAAGGCCAAGAACCCACTACGTAGTGATCCAAGTAGGACTGCTACGTTGCGGCGTTTGTTTGAGGTGGAGTTACGTAGGCGGTTTGCACGAGTGGCTAAGCAGATCCAAGACCTGTTGCTGGTAGAGGACGCGTTTGGTCTGGTGCGTGAGAGTACGTTGAACGCCTACAACCCTTCGCAACCACGTGATGCAGAGGGCAAGTGGAGTAGTGGCGGTGGTGGAGCTGGTGGTGTGTTCACAGCCGACAAGCTGCCGAGTGACATGACCGGCGATGTGGAGTTCCTGGACGACAACGACGACATCGTAGCGACCATGTCCGTTGAGGATGCTAGGCTGGCCCTCAAAGAGCATGAGGAGATGGGACTGGATATCAAGGACGTACGGCTGCGGCAGTCCAGCGAGGCAACCAAGGCAGAGGCGGAACGCAAGCGAGAGGAGTACTGGAAGGACCGTGAGCGACAGTCTACGGAGCTGCAACGGATTGAAGGACTGGCTACGCCGAGCGGCTTGCGACCGGGGCATCCAGGCTACGTAGAGCCACCAGACCAGCTCTATCATGCCACGTTCGCAGCAGACAAGATCAAGACAGAGGGCCTGAAGAGCAGCGACGAGCTGGGTCAGCAGACGCTGGGCGGCAGTGCTTCCAACCTGATCTCGTTTACCACGAAAGACAACGCTGAGAAGTACCGCGACGGCCTCAACATTGCACGGAAGGCAGCTAGAGGCGAACTTACTAGAGACGAGCTGGTTAGTGCTGGCGTGACGCACGGTGTGTCTGAGGCACGTGTGAACGACCTGATGCTGCAACACGGCGACAACGACTTCGCTGTGCTTCAGGCTGTGTCGCTGGAAGGCAAGCAGTTTCCGCTGTTCATGGGTACGGGCTGGCCAGACCATCTGAAGGACGCGAAGCCCGCCAGCACTATCTTCATCAGGACCGCCGACGTAAAGGACCTCTATTACAATCCGGGCGAGACAGAGTGGAGAGTGGGCGATTACAAGGGCGTGACTGCGAACGCATACAATCCTAATCAACCACGGGATGCTCGTGGTAGATGGGGCTCTGGTGGTGGAGCTGCTGATACTACCTTAGAAGCTTATGACAAGTTACCATCATCCATCAAGGCGTTTGTAGAATCTAAGGGATGGGTTGTTAAGTCAATCTCAGACGAAGAGATGCGTAAACAGGGGGCAAACGCCTTTGTCAACTATGACAAGAAGGAACTGAACTTCTCTGAGAAGGTTCATGCGGGTGACATGGCTAAGAAGCTAGACCCCACAAGCACCGATGAGGAAAGGAACTTCTACGCTGTAGCCCACGAAGTAGGGCACGTACTAGATGTTGAAAATGATTGGTCTAGCTCTGATACGTTTGCTGAAGCGTACAAGCTGGATATGCGATCTATCAGTGCCGCAGAGAAGTATGGGCAGCATAACTATTTCTTGACTGGTAGAAGCCAAGGTCGAAATGAATCGTTTGCCCATCTGACAGCGTACCATCTAGGGGCAGACCTACATGCAGAATCACTCACAGACAAACTACCAAGGTCGTCAGCCGTAGTCAAAGATCTTATGGATCGTAAGTTTGGGACCGCGTCGACCGTAGAACCCAGCAAATCTATCCTCCCTGGGATTAGCAAGCCCCCAGTTGTCAAGAAGGCCACACCTACAAAGTCTGTGGATTATCCTACATGGCTGAGTGGTAAGGCACCAGCCAATCCAGACGCTAGAAAGATCTGGGAAGCGAAGCGTAAGAAGTGGAAGGCTACTCACAACCAACTAGCGACGAACGCACGGTGGGTCTTTCAGAGTAGGCCGCAGCAGATAGCGGCGTTCTTGAAGTGGTTGCAGGGGGTGCTGAAGGACGAGGTGCTGGCTGGCAAGGACGACGGACTGGGTGAGGCGTACTGGCGCAAGTTTGTGGAGGAGGCCTACCAGAAGGGACAGGGTCGTGCCTTTGACGACGTGAGAGTACCGGCTGTGCAGAAGGATATGCGATGGTACAACGGCACGAAGGAGGAGTTCCTACGGAGCAGTTTCGGCAGGCCCATGAGCATTGAGAAGGTTCAACTCATGGCGGGTCGCGTGTTCACTGATCTGAAGGGCGTGACTGAAGCGATGGCCGTAGTAGTCAGTCGCGAGTTGACTGAAGGCTTCGCACGTGGCGACAATCCACACGTTCTAGCACGACGGCTCAAGGACGAGCTAGGCTTCGGCTCCAATAGGGCTGCGACTATTGCGAGGACAGAAGTAATTCGCAGCCATGCAGAAGGTCAGCTAGACGCTATGGAGCGACTAGGCGTGACCGAAGTAGGCGTCATGGTGGAGTGGGATACGGCTGGCGACGGTAGGGTGTGTAGACTATGTCAAGCCATGGACGGTGTAGTGCTCACAATAAAAGAAGCGAGGGGCATGATTCCGAGGCATCCTAATGCTGTGTTTGCTGGATCATCGTTTGCTTCTTATGGCGAATGCGAGGAGCTGGTCCGGGCTTGGTATTGCGGCCCAGCTATTGTACTTACCCTGCGGAGCGGGTTGGCTCGGACGACCATCGGACCTAATCACCCAATACTCACCCCTAGAGGAATGGTTCCTGCGGCACAGCTTAGAGAAGGCGACTATGTACTCTACGACCACCGGAAGAATGGGTCTTCCACAGGCTTGAATGTAAATCAAGTTCCAACGGTCGAGAACATATTTGAGTCTCTTCTTAGAGTTACGGGCAACTCTGGGATTGTAGCCACGTCCTCGGATCTCCACGGCGATAGGGTGTTCTGTCAGGGTAAAGTCGAGGCAATATGGCCCGCACGTGGTTTGCTGGGAGTATGGGATTCCTTCGGCGTCGAGAAATTGCGAGAGGGCAACTTCGCAGGAACCTACCCCAAGACCGAGCTTCGATCTAGTAGTGGCTCTAGCCAGCTTAGTGGCCATAGTGTCAGTCTGGCCCCTTCTAGCTTCGTAAGCAAATTTGGCCTTCTCAGCAGGGGTGTATCTTCTGAGGACGATCCCCATTCTCTCGAGACGGAGTTTAATTGCACTACGATTGACCCCGAATCGTTGCTGCATAGAACACAGACTTTCTCCAGCCAAGTAGCGTTGCCTAACCTCTTCAAGTGGGAGCGGATTCATAGTGTTTCCTTTACCGAGTATGAAGGACTTGCTTTTGATGCCACAACAGCAACTAGCCTGTATTATAGTGGTGGACTAGTAGTCAGCAACTGTAGATGCGCACACCTACCCGCTAACGTGGGCGAGCCGCAGAAGGAACAGGTGCGCCGCAAGGAGGAGATCCAAGCTGCTATCACCGAGAGCTTGAAGGCTGAGAAGCCTAAGAAGCGTACGCTGGCGGAGCAACGTAAGCGAACCAAGTGGGTAGGCCCTGACAAGCGTATCGCCAAGAAGCGACCGGTCAGCGTGGTTAACTATAACCCCAATCAACCACGTGACTACAAAGGCCAATGGAGCAGTGGGGGAGGTGGTGTGGGTCACGAGAGTATACCAGACGCTCCGCCGAAGTTTAGCACACTGAAGGAAGCCGAGCAGTGGGCGAAGACGCACGGTGGTCAAGTCGTTGTGACTAATGTGAACGAGGCTGCTGAGCTGATTGCTGGTGAGGCTGAGGGATTTGCTGACCACATGATCAAGCAAGGACGGTTGGACGCAAGTAACAGGCCGTCCCATGAAGAGATCGTGGATAACTGGAAGAAGGTGCTACGGTCTAAGAAGGGGAACGAGGGCGACAAGCCTGCCTTCAAGGACCTTGACCCAGAGCTGCACTTGGAGATACAGAATGCTGCGAATGCCAATAGGGCGAACCCTGCATATCAGGAGTTTGCTGAGAAGCATGGTGACGTTCCTATTATCTTCAGGAGGCAAGAGAAGGGTCGTTCATGTGCGGCAGAGGAACGGGCTGCAACTCACGTCTACGACAGTCCGTTCTGGCGTGGCGAGAGCGGGTCTGATCTAGTCCCAGGTCAACCTACGGCTGGTGGTGTTGGTGGCTATGCTGCTATCCTACGACATGAGTACGGTCACAAGCTATTTGGTAAGCTGTCAAACGAACAACAGCGTGAGTGGAGAAGCATGGTTCCAAGCACCGTTGGGACAGATGTTACTAGCTACGCTGGCAAGAATGCTGAGGAAGCATTCTGTGAGATCTTTGCCTTGACCACAGATCCACGGTACAAGCAGGGTATCTTTCCGCCGTGGGTAGACCAAGTCTCATCTAAGTCTAAGGAGTGGCTCCTATGACACAACCATTCTCGCAGTTACCAGACACACCGTACATTCCTAATAGAACACCGTGGCCCACCCCCGAAGAACTGACCAGTGCTGGTGTTGAAGAAGGAGCAGATGATGAGGGAAGGATTCACACCTACGCAAACGGCAATGCTGAAGGTGCTGAGTGATGGACTGCCGCACAGCAAGGCGGAGTTGCATGCGTGCCTGCCTGATGAGATGGGGCCACTAAAGAACATCAGTCGGCACTTAGGCGAGATACGCAAGGCGTTGCGACCACGCGGGCAAGACGTGCTGTGCGAGTACCGCGACCGTGCTAGGTTGTATCGCTGGGTGCGCTTGCTGGGGCACGAGGGGGACGGGTAGGGTACCATGGGGTAAGGGGGCGTCTGGCCCGTTTATGTGTACGTAAACTTCTTGTAGAAGTGGGCTACTAAGACCCACGAGCGGGGGCTATGCTTTTCGTCGGTAACTGATCATTGCCGAGGAAAAGCATGCTCCATTCTATTACAGCGAACGTGACAGGTAAGACGCGACGCCAGTTCCGTGGCGGACGCGAGTATCTTGTTGCCCCTCTGACGCTGATCGTTCCCGGTGTCCTGAATGGATCACAGGGGCCTCTGTACTATCCCGCTGACGAGATTGAGCGGGACTTCATGGCATGGAACGAGATGCCGATCGTGGTCTACCATCCGCAATCGGTAGACGGATCGCACGTGTCTGCCCAGTCGCCCGGAGTGCTGGACAAGCAAGGGATCGGCTACGTGCGCCGGCCTGCCTATAACGGCAAGCTGACCGCCGAGGGCTGGTTTGACGCAGAGCGCACACGTACCGTAGACCAGCGAGTGTACGACGCATTGCTGCGGAACGAGCCGCAGGAGCTGAGCACGGGGCTGTACACGGACAACGAGCCAGCAGAGAACGGCTCTACTGCGCCGGACGGCAAGCTCTATACGCACGTGGCACGCAACTACAGACCGGATCACTTGGCAATCCTGCCTGATCAGATCGGTGCTTGTTCCCTCAGGGACGGCTGTGGTGTGCTGGTCAACCACACAGGAGATACTACCGTGCCGCTTGAAGAGAAATTGTCTGTGCTCCAGAGCCTCGCTGTGCTGCTAGGTGTTGAGAACGCCTACAACCCCAATCAACCCCGTGATGCGAAAGGCCAGTTCGGTGCGGGCGGAGGTGGAGGTGGTGGAGCTACTGGCGGCAAGGGTGCGTCCAAGGCCCATGGTGCTGCCAAGAGCGGTGCTGGTGAGATTGACTCACTGAAGAAGAAAGAGGCCAGTCTCACCAAGGAAATGGCAGATCTTGAAGAGCAGGAAGAGTACGGCAAAGCTGCCGCTATTGAGGAAGGCCCACTGCGTGAAACAATCGCCAAGCGGAAGGCACTTGAACTAGACGCTAAGTCTAAGGCTAGCGAAGATCGTGCTGCCGCTGAGACCGAGAAGGCGTCGTACAAGGGCGAAGCGGGTGGTGGCTCTGACTATGAATCGCTCAGAGCTGATGCCAAGAAGTATCAGGCAGAGGCATCCAAGCTGGCAGCCAAGGCTCGCAAGATGTCTGACAAGGGTGAGAAAGAAGAGGCTAGCAAGCTGTGGAAAGAGTCTGGGGCAGCCAGTAGGAAGGGTCGTGAGGCCGCTGATGCTGCGAAAGCAGTTGCCCCTAAGAAAGCAAAGTCTACAACACTCAAGGGTGATGCCGTTCAACGCGTGTCTGGTACTGACGAAGTGCCTATCTCTATTGCGATGCACAAAGCACGCAAGGATCTACCCAGTAAGAAAACTGCAGAGGTGCTAAGCAGTGCTGGGATTGCTACGACACAGAATCCCTATCAAGGCAGTAAGAAGATGGTCGTGGCTGATGCTAATGTGCGTGCCGGACATGGGAAGGAGTCTGTTCTAGCCTCGGAAGATATCGGCAAGGTACGAACCAAGATGATCAATGACGGGTGGAAACACACTCACAGTCAGAACATACCCAGCATCTCCGGTGGCAAGAACGTGCAGGAAGCGATGTCTAAGGGCGACCTTACAGCTACGCTTGTAGACTTCGGCTATGGTGAAACAACCATCCGTGTGTCAAAGGGTAATCCAGGCCAGTCTGGCCAAACTCGTAACCAACGTAGAAGGAGGTCAGATATGACCAAAAGCCGCGAAGATATCGTGGATAACCTCATCGAGAATAGCTGCTGCTGGGATGAGGCTGATCGCGATGAGTTGATGGACCTGACGGACAACCAGCTCAACAAGCTGGATACCGCATTGGAGAAGCAGCTCCAAGCCGACGCTGTCGTAAATGCCGCCCGTGAAGGGTTCGGCATGGATTCCAAGATCACCGTGAACGCTATGCCGGAATTCATCAAGAAGAAGATGGCGGCAGCGGACGAAGAGGAGGAAGAAGTTGTGGACGAAGAGAAACCCACGGGCAACGTCCTGACCCGAGAGCAGATGGAAGACATCGCCCTTGCGCGCAGCATCAAGCAGGAGCGCAAGGACGTGGCCATCGGTGTGATCACTGGCAACGCCCAAAACAAGTTCACGAAGGAACAGCTCAACGCCATGCCGTTGGACACGCTCCAGAACTTGGCTGCGTTGGCCAAGCCGCTTGTGAACGAGAGCCAGAACGTGCCGAGCTACTTTGGGGCGTCGGTACCGCCTACGGCCAACGTGGGCACGAAGGACGATGACAACGACTATCTGCCGTTGCCGACGGTGAACTGGGCCAAGCCCGAAGCGTAGGCTGCGGCTGCCAAGGTGTAGCGACTCCAAAACAACGATCACGATCAAGGAGATATGAGACATGGCGAAGGGTAATAACATTATCGTGAGTGCCGAGCCGAAAGGCGTGTTCAAGGAGGGTATCATCGACGGAACCCCCCTTCCCGGCACGATCATGCAACTGAAGGCCGCGACCGAGCCCATCGGAGGCCGTCACACGTGGGAGGTGCCCAACTACGACGCAGACGGCGATCAGCGCGTGGTGGCTGTGCTGCTGGAAGACCGGCTGCAAGGCAAGACCAAGGACGACGCCTACGCGGACGCAGACCGTTGCTTCCTCTACTTCCCCATTGCTGGTGAAGAACTGAACGTACGGTGGTTCGCCACTGGTACCGCCACGAGCGACTCTGTGGCCATCGGCGACTTTGGCATTGTGGACGACGGAACTGGTCTGCTCACTGACACAACTAGCTCGCCTGAGTCGGAACCGTTCCAGAGCCTGGAAACGGTCAGCGACGTCGTGCTGACTGGAACCCTTGTGTGGTGCATGTACACCGGTCACTAGTCTGTAGCCCTGTGGGTGGTCTGCTTAGAGCAAGCTACCGCGACTGATAAGAAAACCCGTTTAAGGAGATAACCTGATGTTCGTGCAAGACTTCGTGCAAAACGGGCAGGGCTACGGAGACGTGGCTGGTGCCCTCGCTGGTTGCCGGTTCGATCCCGGCATGATGCGCCCCTACTTCGACGAGCGTGGTCAGCGTTGCGTTACCGTGAATACGGGACGCAAGGTCAAGGACAAGACTGGTGTGTACGTGCCTGAGTACAAGAAGGCACTAATCAGCCAGTTGGCGTCCAACGGTATGGGCACGCCCGTGTGGAATGCCACCAGCCTGCGCAAGGACGAGTGGATCCAGATGGATCGCCAGATTCTGAAGGAAGCCCGTCAGCGTCTGCGTGCGTGGACTGATCTTGCGGCTGCGTCGAGCTTCGGTGGCTTCAACGGCATGGCCAAGACCGTGCTGGAAAGTGAAGCCATGAGTGATCCTGGCGAGGCCATCGTGGACATGGACGGTCTCACCGAGGGACGCACCGACAGTCCACTGTTTAAGAACCGTGGTCTGCCTCTGCCGATCACGCACAGCTCGTTCTGGTTTAGCCAGCGCAATCTTGCGGTGTCTCGCAATAGCGGCACGCCCCTGGACCTGACCATGGCTGAGGCTGCCGGTCGCCGTGTCGCTGAGATGGTTGAGAAGACCCTCATCGGAGCTGAGACTGGCATCAGCTTCGGTAAGGCTGCCAACTACGCTGACTATGAGATTCCCACGGTGTACGGGTACACCAACTTCCCGCAGCGCAACGAGAAGACGGACTTGACCACGCCGACGGGCAGCAATCCGTCGAGCACTGTGCAGGACGTTCTGGAGATGCGTCAGTTGCTGTACGACGACCACTTCTATGGTCCATACATGCTCTACCACTCCGACGACTGGGACACCTATCTGGACAACGACTACTTCGCGTTGGCCACGACGGGCATGGCTGCGCCAACCCAGACGCTGCGCGAACGGTTGCGCAAGATCGAGGGTATCCAGGACGTCCGCCGCTTGGACTTCCTCACTGACGACTTCACGCTGCTGCTGGTCCAGATGACCTCGGACGTTGCCCGTGCCGTCAATGGCATGGACATCACCACGGTCCAGTGGGAAACCCGTGGCGGAATGCAACTGAACTTCAAGGTCATGGCGATCATGGTGCCTCAGTTGCGTGCTGACTACAGCGGTCGTGCGGGCATCGTGCACGCCACGACCTCGTAGGTGTAATCCACCTGCCCCTGCCCTCCCATCGTAGTGCCGATTATGCGATGGGAGGGCCCCTTATTCTATGACAACGAATACTTCAAGGAGCAACTCTAATGACGAAGTTTCGCGTGTTGGCTGGTAGTCACCGTGAAGGTGGTATTACGTATCGCCAGGGTGACATTGTGGACAGCAAGAGCAACCTGCTCAAGCACAATCGCGGTGGACGCAAGTATGCGCGGGTCACCGACGAGGAGGCTTTTCAAGACCCTGTGGACGAGGCTGCTGTGGCAACGGCGGAGCCTGTCGCAACAATGCCAGACGACGGGCTGGAAGCCATGAGCGAGGACGAGCTGCGGGAGTTTGCCGACAGCAACGGCATCAAGCTGACGGGCAAAGAGAAGGCCAAGCAGCTTGTCGCCAAGATCCGTGAGGCAATGGAGTAGGACCATGGCTGCTCGCGTAACCCAAGCAGAAGTCCGTGACATCGTAGACAACGACGGTACGACAGACATGACGCCGTTCATTACGGCTGCCAACGCCCTCACGGATCGTGTGGACACGTTGGACACTGACGGGATCCTGTCAGACGCGTTGCTCAAAGAGATTGAGCGGCATCTGGCTGCCCACTTCTACCAGTCGCTGGATCAGGGTTACCAGAGCAAGAGTACGGATGGTGCTAGCGGTAGTTTCCAGGGACAGTATGGAATGCACCTGGAGCGAACGGCTTACGGGCAGAATGCCATGACCATGGACTTCACTGGAACGTTGGCTGCCATCAACAAGGGCAAGCCGAAGGCCTCCATGCTGTGGCTGGGGCTGAAGCAGAGCGAGCAGACTGACTATGTAGACAGAGGCTAGGTCCATGCCAGTAGAAACTACAGAGCTGAATGAATACGCTGTGTTGTGGGCTCTTAGCAGCTACGACAACAACGGCGAAGCTACTGTGTCTGCTGGCGTGGAGCTGAAGGTGCGATGGACCGATGCTGAGAGCCAGTCTGCTACGGCACGTGGCACGCCTATCGCAGCAGACGCAACGGTTGTAGTGGACCGTGACATAGCCCTGGACAGCATCATGCGTCTGGGGCGATTGTCTGCGTTGCCTACTCCGCCGACTGACCTGTACGAAGTAGTGAGCATGCGGAAGACGCCGGACTTGAAGGCTCGGAACTATCGACGAGTCGTGTCGTTGCGACGGTACAAGGACGCCCTACCCACGATCGTGTGAGTACGATGAACCAATACCCCCACGGATACTTTGCTGATCCGGCCACTGAGGCTCCGGTTGCCTTTCAGGAGGTGTCACTGCGACATCTTGCTGGTAAGCGACTGGGGGGATTGCTGGGATGGATCTTCTTCTGGGTCAAGAAGCCACAGTATCGGCTGCTGGAAGATGTACTATTCATAACAGCTAACCGTCGCAAGATTCTTGTAGAGCATGGATTCGTGTTCGATGGTGGTTCAGTGCCGTTCTTGTTCTGGTGGTTGTATCCGCCGGATCAGTCTGACTGCCTGCCCGCGTTCGTGGTACATGATTGGGAGTGTACTCCGCCGTATCCGTGCGATTCAACTGTAGCTCATTGTGATCTACGAAACGCCTGCATAGCCAACGGTGCGTCACACACCAAGGCACACAATATCTGGATGTGGGTTCGGCTGGCTGGCCCACGATTCAAAGCAGAGGTGATTCATGGGACTTAGGGGAGAAGCAAGAGCAACGATGGCACAGGGTCGACAAGCTATCGCTCAAAGCCAGAAGACGCTGAGCAAGGCTGATCAGCAACTTGACACACTCAAGGAGCTGCTGGTCGTGGCCAAGAGCATCCTTGAGCAGATCAATGCATTGATGCAATCGATTGCGAAGAACGGGATTGATGTGAATCCCAAGGTCGGAGAGACTGAAATTCCAGTAGGGGCAAACATTTCAACAAGGAGCGAGTCATGAGTGTTGGAACAACCGTGGAAGCCATTCGTCCTATTAGCGACAAGCATGCAAGACGGCTCGGGGCCAATCGATGGAATTGCCTCAAGATTGCCCGCAGCCTTCGGCGACGGGGCATCATCAACAAGGACATGACATCCAAGGAGATTGCGACAGCGATCGCCGTGGAGATTGCAGCGAAGAATGCCGACGAGATGGAACTGTGTGCTACCGAGGACAAGCGAGATTGGGCTTCATTCTTCGAGGCCCTCATTGCATTCATTGAGAAGATCCTGCCCCTTATCATGATGTTCATGGGCTAGGATTTCCGCACGGGTCAGGGGCAATCATACAAGGAGACGTGAAATGATCAGCAGGCTTATCATGGTCTTGGCTCTGGCCACTCCGGCTCTGGGCCAAGACCTGAAGGTGGAAGGGTTCGGTCCGGCACAGGCTGCCGTGGCCGAGCCGATTAGTATCAGCGGGCCGGATAAGGCCGATGCTGGTGAGGTGGTCGTGTTCCGCTTGGTTGGCACGCCGGCTATTGACCTATCGCAGCCTCTAGTGGATCAACTTGAGTGGTTGACTGGCGAAGACAGGATGTTCGCCTACGTGGCCATGCCGGGTCACGCTATGACTCCGCTGGACGTGGAGGGCACAATAGTCTTTTCTCCTCGGGGGGCCACCATGCGGCCTCAGCTTACGTTTGGAGTAGCTGAACCTGGGGAGTATAGGCTGTTAGTGGATTGGAACTACGGGCAGAATCAGCTAGTAGAGCATACGGTCGTCGTGGAGGGCGACTCTCCGGACCCTTTCCCCGATCCCGAGCCGCAGCCAGGCCCGATACCCAAGGGGACGCGGCTAGCCCTGGTACTGGCAGAGGCACAGGACCTGACGGCGTCGCAAGCGGCAGTGATACGGTCGCTGGACAGCTACCTGCGGACCACCCCCTCCCACCGTTACCGCTACCTGGACCCGGATACACCGACGCTGGGGGACTGGGGAGCCCCGTACAAGGAAAAGGTGCAGGAGCTGGGCCTAAGTCTCCCTGCGATACTGGTCAGTGTCCTACCAGACCAAGCCAACCAGTTGGACGCCCCCTATTTCGTTCACGCTGGTGAGCTGCCTGCCACGGCTGCTGAAGCCCTGACCAAGCTGAAGGAGGCCTTGCAATGAGCGACAGATACGAAGACGGCTCTGTATGGACTCCTCAACAGCCGAGGGCTACAGGCTGTCTCCCGCGCAAGAACAAGCCGGGTACGGTCTGTTCGTTAGCCAAAGACAAGCTGGAAGTGATCCCACGTGCAGAGTGGGACAGCATCCTCGCCGATCTTCCGGGGGGGTGTGTTGACTTCAGCGACCGGATCGGCGAGTTCTATGACCAGGATGGTTACGGGTCGTGCGCCATGGAGTCTTGGCATAAGGCCGTAGAAACTATGCTCCGGTTGATCCATGGGGCTGATGTGATCGTACCCAAGTTCAATCCGTGGTTCGCCTACGGCATCGCCGTCAACTGGCGTGGCGGACCGCGCGTAGGCACCAGTATTGACGAGAACTTCACACTGCTGCAGAAGATTGGCTGCTGCCCCGAAGACATCTGGGGTAGAAGCATGGGGCCGAACAAGAAGCCGTCTGCGGAGGCCTACGCTGCCGCAGAGAAGTACAAGCCCCTTGAGGGACTCGACTGCGAGAACGTGGACGAGGTAGGCACAGCCATTCTCAAGACGCGTCCTGTGGTGATTGGTTGGAACGGTCACTCAGAGCTGTTGGTCGGTCTGAAGCCGGGAGGGATTGTGAAGGTCTGTGGTTCCTACGGATCGGACTACTACAACGGAAGCGGCTTCCACGAGAAGCACATTTCGGACATCAACTTCGGCTACGGTGCGATCGCACTGCAGACTGCCGTAGACTTGGGATTTAGTTCATGAGTAAGGTCCTGCCGCCCACGGATGAGTCTCCGCTGGTCCTCGGTGCGAGGCTCTATCCGGGCGTGCAGTTCCAGGAAGGCGTTCGGGATGACTTGTTGGTCAAGCTGGCCGAGGATTGCACGAAGCTTCTTACCAGGAAGGGGCCTAGGGGCTACCGAAGGGATGGTCATCCTCAGTGGGATGCACGGTACCGTGAGATACGTAGCAAGCTGCAGATGAAGGCCGTGGAGGTAACTGCTCAGGCTGATGCTAACTTAGCAGATGCTCCAGAAGAAGTTATAGTGCGAAATCTTTATGATGCATGGAGGCAGTCGAGCGGGCATTGGGGGGTCGTGAGCAAGCCGCACAAGCGATACGGAGACTGGATTGGTGTGACCAAGGGGGGCATCTGGTACGGAACGATTATAGTGGCAGACTGAAGGGATGGCTGGATGAGTACCCGAGCAAAAGCAAGCACCAACGGAGATGATGAGTATGTGACGCATGCCAGATGCCGTGAGCGGCATGGGAGCACACTCTGGACCCTGATATTCCTCGGTGGTTTCTTCTTGCTGATGCTTGGTGGTGTCGGTACAGCCATGAACATGTCGAGCAATACTGCTGAGAGAGTTGGTCGTGTGGAAACACGTCAGGACGAGATGGAGAAGGAGATAGTGGCTGGTCAGAGAAACATGATGCTACGTCTTGATGACATCCTAGACCGCCTAAAGGAGTGATTCAAATGTTACCGTTATCTGTGAACTTTGCTGCAATTGGATTCATCCAGTGGATAATCATCGCGATTGTTGTAGCGGGCGTCGTTGGAATTGCCATGGTTGTTTCTAAGCAGGCCGGCATCGTCATTCCAGCGTTCATCGTGACCATTTTCTGGATCGTATTGGCTGTTGTCGTTGGGGTGATCGCAATCAAATTCCTTGCTAGCATGGTGTAGAAAGGAAATACATGTCCACCGCCGTCACCGTACGGCGTGCGACCGAAGCTGAACTACCTTGGATCTGGCGGCTGGTTCACGCTGAATACCTACGCAGAGGATTGATAACGCCCGAAATGGATGGCATGTTTTCCCACTATCAGCACCTCGATTGCATTTCCGACACCGTTCCGCTTGTCGCGGTGGATGGCGAGCGGCTGGTAGGCACGATGACGACAACATTCGACGGGCCACGAGGACTGCCGACAGATAGTGAGTATCCAGACGAGACTGGTGAGTTGAGGATGTGGCACAAGCTGGCGACGTGTTGGAGGATGGCGACGGATATTGAGTGCCATTCGTCCCACGCGGTTTCGGCGGCGTTAATGGCAGCGACCGCAAAGATGTTGATGGATCATGGAGAGCCAACCGTGCTAATGGAGTGCCACCCGAGGCACTCCCTGTATTATCGCAAGCGAATTGGATTCGAGATTTACGCGAAACGAGACGAGACACCGGGCCTGACCAACGCCCCGTCAGTGTTGATGGTGGGTGGAACAGGAAGCTATTCGAGGTTGTTGAAATACGTTACATGATGCCCTTTCGCCGCACAACCAACGCCACGCAGTTTCGAGCCCGTGTTCGCAGTGCGTCCTCTGTGCTTCTGGGAAGTGATGACGCTCTCTTCCTGCCGGATGTATCCTCACGTAAATTCATCGCTGGCGTCTGCATGTCGTTACGGCACGCGGAAACGTCTGCGAGGCAGAAACTGGCCAGCGGTCGATCCGACCCGATAGTCAGTGCCGATGCCGTGGAGATAACGGTCGGGAAATGCCGACATACTTTTCATCAACCATTGCAACTGGATCTCACTGGCAATGCTATCGAGTGGGACGTATCTTACTGTTCCATCGACGATATCCCAGCTTTTGAGCGGTTTATTGTGGACATGCCCAGCGATTTGGAGTGGCACTATCAACCGCCGCTAGTTGGGGATCTCGATGAAAATGGGTGGACGGTTACTCGCGATGACGTCGGCAGCATCATTTGCCGCGACTTCCGACCCGAAAATGTGGTCGGCAGTTATGCAATCTACGTGCCGCAGCGTGGTACGGTTACAGACCGGAGAACCGGAAAGTTATTGGTAGATTGGGCCACAGGTAAATTTGGGCATATTTACCGCCCAGAGATGATTGCAGCGAATGGACAGCGGACGTGGTGTGAGATGCGACTGGAGGGCCATGAACTCCTGATCGAGATGCCGATTGCGTGGTGTAGAAAACATCCTGGGCCGTGGATGTTAGATCCCATTGTGGGGTACGATACCAAGGGTGCGAGCGGTTCCGACCCAAGCCCTAATTATGTCTGGTGTTATGGTCCGTACGCGGCTGGAGGCGACGGCACAGTTGACAAAATCTATATGTGTACCGCTGATGCCGAGGAAGTGACATGCGGCATTTATGCGGACAGTAGTGGGTCGGTAGGAAGCCTGATTGACGATACTGATGGGGCGGTTCCGAGCGGTACAGGTGGTGGGACCGATCCTGCGACATGGAGTTACTGGACGTGTGATTCCGGGGCGGCTGTGACGAATACTACAGCCTATTGGCTGGCGCAGAACCACAGCACAAGCTCGTTGGCCATGAGAATGGATACCAACGCTGCGTTTGACGGGAAATATAAATCGTCCGCGTATTCGTCTGGTGCATTACCGTCCACAATTGCAAGTCCTACAACTTATGCAGATAAGATTTTCTCGATTTATGGCAACATAGCGACAGCCCCCGATGCGACGATTACGCTTACCTCCCCGGTAGCCTATCAGTGCATACAACGCGATGGTAGCGATCAGGCCGCCATCTCGATCAGTGGTACTTATACTGGTACTCCCGAAGCGATTGAGGCGTCGTGGGATGGGGGAGCATATGCCACGATTGATGCAGCCCCAGCAGATGGAACATTCTCTGGCTCGCTCGCGGATCAAGCGGCGGGTCAAGGTGCCCTCGTCGTGAGGTTTACGGATGATACGGACGTGACCGACACGTCTGATTATATTGGCATCGGCGACATATTCCTTGTGGTTGGAGACTCCATCGCGGAGGGGCGCGGTCAACTCCAGACCCATGACCACGCAACACTCAAGCCAAGCGTCTTCAACCAGAACGACACTTGGACTGAGGCGAATGACCCATGTGATAGCAATACATCTCTTGGTTCTCACTGGCCGATACTCGCTAAACATCTCATGGACGAGATCGAATTGCCTGTCGCGTTCGTAACGACAGGCACCGGGTCGACCGACGTTGCCGGGAATACACAATGGGTCCAAGGAAATTCCGCCTATGTCGAAATGCAGGCTCAGGCGGCGGCATGTGGGACGAGTTTTAGGGCGATCCTTGCTCACTGGGGACCAAACGCAGTCTCATCCTCCCTGTCACAAGCCACCTACAACGCGGCACTCGATGAATGGATCTCGGACGTTCAGGCGGACGTTCAGGCCGATATCAATCTGTATTTGGGTATTTTCGGTGAGGTGACAACCGTTTCAGGCGTGCGCGACACGTTGCGATACGCGATCATGGAGGCCTGGGCGGACAATGCGAGCATCGGCTACGGGCCAAATCTGATCGAGCAGGACTACATTGATAACGTACATCCGACGACCGATACACACCTGCTGGTGGTTGGTAATCGGTGGGCTGCTGCGCTGATTACTCAACTGTACGGTGGATCAGGCGGCCGAGGGCCGCGGGCTACCAGCGTGACTACGAGCGGTGCCACAGCGGTGATTGCCGTGAATGAGGACTTGGAAGCCGCCAAGAGTGGCTACACTGCCGGGGCTTGGTCGCTTACGGACGGCAGTGGGACACGCACGATCACGAGCGTAACTCGCACAGCAACGCGGGAAATCACCGTAACTGTGTCTGGAGCCGACTTGGCTGGCGCAGTAACCGTTGTATTCGCCAGCGAGTCTACGTCTGTAGGTGCGACGGTCCCGACGAAGCTCTACACGCTGCCAGATACGTCAACCGTGTCACTCCCGCTGGAGCCGTTCGTCCGGAAGAACGGTATTTCCGCCAGTGCCGTCTGTACTGGAACAAACGCCACAGTAGCAGCAGCCGCAACAGTTCGCGTGGCCGCGGCTGGAGTAGCGGCAGGGACAAATGGCACCGCAGTTGCAGCCGCGAAAGTAGCGGTGAGTGCTGCGGCGGTATGCGTAGGAACGAATGCAACAGTAGCGGCAGCAGCAACAGTAGTTTCGCCAGGGATACACGCGACAGCGATATGCTCAGGCACGAATGCTACGGTAGTCGTTGCTGCTACCGTGAGAGTCGCCGCTACGAGTGCTTCAGTCGGCGGAAATGCAGTTACTGCTTCGGCTGCAACGGTAGCCATAGTGGCATCGGCGGTATGCGTAGGCACAAATGCTACTGTAGTTGCTCGGCTCGGTGAGTCGGCGGCAACGTATAAACCAATCATGTTCATGGTCTGTTGAGGATAACACGATGGCAATATCTCATTCACAAGCCGCGAAACAAGCCGCCACGAACGCTGTGGTCGATCTCGTTGATGCTGGCTCTGGAGCTGGCTATATCACAATCTGCGACGGCACCGATGTGCTGGCGACGTTGACGTGCAATGATCCAGCTTTCGGTGCAGCGGACGCGAATGGCACGGCAACGCTGGACGTTGATCCAGCGATAAGTGCGACCGCATCTGGAAATGGGACAGCCGACAATTTCAAGGTCTACGATTCCGACGACACGTTGATATTCAGCGGCACAGTTGGAACCAGCGGTGCCGATATGACCGTGGATAACACGTCGATCAACTCCGGCCAGACCGTTTCGTTGACATCGTTCACCTACGATTCCGCCGAGGCGTGATATGGGCGAAGCATTCAAAAAAACAGTCCACTACAGCGACGACGGCGTTTCGCTTGTCGAGGCGGACGATTATGCCGCGATGAGAACGGCTCTCGGGCTGGATACCTTCCTTGGGCCATTCGTCTCGCACCCGTCTAACCCGCTGCTTACGGTGACAGGCGATGAGCTTCACAAAACATTTGCTTCCATCGTGTACGATGATGGTGTGTACTACGCGTTTTACTCATACTATTCCAACTATTCCGGCGGCGTTTATTCCATCGGGTTAGCCACAAGCACGGACGGCGTTACATTCGAGGAATATGCGTCGAATCCTATTTTTACTCCATCTGGATCGGGATTTGGAAGCACGTCCCGTGGCGTAGCGAGAGTGTGGACGGAGGATGGCGTATGGCACATGCTGTTTCGTGGCAACAGTGCGACAGCAGGCGTAGATGACGATACTGGGTATGCGTCAGCATCTGCTCCGACTGGCACTTGGGCTGAGTCGGCTGCAAATACGCCCGTTTTGACACATGGGACCGCAGGTGCGTGGGATGAGTATGGAGCCGAGTGCTGGGCCGTGTGGCGGGTAGGAGACACGCTGTATACATTTTACGAAGCCAAGGTGGGCAACGTGTCAACAGCTCGCGCTATCGGGTTAGCGACTGCATCGGCGTCTGATCCGACGACATGGACAAAAAGTGCATCAAATCCGATTTTTACCGGCGGCAGATTTTGTCCCGATGTATTCTATTTTCGCGGCATCTGGTGGGCAATCGTTCCACACTATGGATACGAGGCTGCTGGTGCGAATCATGCTGTGCTTGAACTGTGGAAGTGTACCACACCGAACGACTTTGAAACGTGGGAGTGGTGTGGAATTATCAAGCACACCAGCCAATCGGGATTCGATAGTGACGATCTCGACACGCCATACATTCTGACGGATGACATATATCGCAACACGTATACGGTGACTGGCGATGAATTGTGGCTGTATCACGATGGGCAGAGTGGATCAACACGCCAAATGGGATTGGCAATTTGTCGAGCACTGCCTGGGGACTGGGTTACGCACGACAATTACGGATACGGGTATCTGCCGGTCAACGAATTGGATGCGGCGTACATCGACGTATCGCAAGACGCGACTATTTTAGGTCGGCTTGCTGTTGGCGTAGCGACCACCACAGACAAATTCGAGGTGTACTACGCAGGTGCGGTCAATGGTCGCATTTGGGGAAATGGTGGTTTAACTCGATTTACTATTGGCTCACGTAGGCCAGATCGTGTTTGGAATTTTGAGGCATTAGCATTTACTGCCGAGAACGGATACGCATTTGCGATTGATTGCCAGTGCTCTACATACGCCGGACCTTTGATTTTTCGGCAACTTGGGACAGACGTTGCGAGAGTCGAAAAGACCGGAGAGCTGACGGTAATTTCTGATGTGGTCGGCATCAAACTTGACTCCGCTGGCACGACTACAATTAGCAGCAACGGCACGAGAGTGGCGATCAATAAGGCGTTGCAGATTGGCGGAGATCTGGACGCCAATGGACATACGATCCATTTCGGAACGGCAGAGAATGAAGCGACGATCGCGACCGGGACGAACCCGAACACATGCACCGTCGATCTCCAAGCAGGGAACCATTGGACTATTCCGGCAAATGACGCCAATAACCCGATCAATGCCACGATCACCATGCCGCCAGGACCGTGCGGCGGAACGATCTTCATTGAACAGGGAGCCACGCCGCGAGACATTACGTGGTTGCCAGCGGAATCAGTGGTGTGGCTCGGGACAGAGCCAACGTGGACGGATGCCAGCGAGGCAAGTGAGTTTCACGGCATATCGTGGCGATTCAATGGGACGTATGTGTTTCTCAGCGATGCCGGCAAGACATCCATAGCCTAGCTAGGTGATTTATGGCAATAATCAAGCTCGATGACAATACAGCCGGCCGAACCTACGTGGCGAAAATCACGCGGGACAGCGACGGCTATATGTGGGACGGTGTTTCCGCATTCGTTGCTGAGAATACACTGACTGATGCTCAGCAGGCAACCGCCGTTGGATTGGTGACGACTACCGCTGTCGTCAGCGGGACAGGGACGCATTCACACTACGGATTCACGACGCCGGTTGGGATCACTGTACCCTGCCATATCGGGCTGTACCTGACGAGCTACGCGGTAAACGATCGGGAGGCTTACGGGGCGGATTATGATCCAGGTGGAATAACCTCTGTTGACGTAACGAATGCTTGCGGATTGGCAATCACGCTGTCGGAAGAAATAGGCGACATCAAGGCCAAGACTGACCTGATTCCCGCCTCACCGGCTGCTGTTGGTTCGGCGATGGTTGTGTCGGATAAGACGGGATTCTCGCTGGCGTCGGACGGGCTGGATCAGATCTCCGCAACGCCCGTGGCTAACCCGACGACGTGGCCGCAGAGGATCATGTGGTTCGTGCAGCGGTTCTTTTACTCAGCCAAGACACCGACGGAGCTGATTACGAAGGATAGTGCAGGGGCAACACTTACGACGCAGGCGATTACTGACGACGGAGCCGGTACTGAGACAATGGGCCCACCAGCATGAAACTGAGTAGCCTGATACAGATATTCCTACCATTCAGCAGGATCACTGGGGGTGTCGTACCTCCACCAGATGTGCCCGGAATGGAATGGACCCTGAAGAAGAACAGGCTGCACTGGACCATGAAGGATCGCATAACACAGTGGACTATGCCTAAGTCGCGAATGCACTGGACATTACCAGAGGATGACCAATGAGCAAGATAGTTGCGCCTGAGCGACCTGTATGCGCTGAGGGTGATACGGACCTTGGATCTGTGTCATTCTCCAATCAGCTTGACGCAGGTGAAACCCTCACAGGCACGCCGTTGGTTGTCGAAGTTAATACGACGGATCTGACTCTGTCCAACAAGACAGTCAGCACAGCCGTCCTCGAGATCAATGAGGTAGATGTGCCTATTGGAGAAGCTGTTCAGTTCAAGGTCTCTGGTATGCTCAAGGAGACTGGTGTATACAAGCTCAAGATCACGGTCACAACCACCAGCACACCTGCGCGAACGTTGGTTCGCTACGTGCGATTTGATGTGGAGGACTGACAGTGGAAATACGCGGACTAGACAAAGTTCTGCGAGCCCTTGAAAAGCTGGAACGTGAGTCCAAGCGAGAGAACAACGGCAATGTCATCGTTGGCTTCAACGCATCGTACGCCCTCTACGTGCACGAGAATGTGGAGATGAAGTGGCGAGGTCTGCCGCGCAAGGGCAAGCACACCGACGGCACACGTAAGAAGGGCGACTATTGGGACCCATCAGGGCGAGGCCAGTCCAAGTTTCTAGAACAGCCTGCCCACACCATGCGCAAGGAGCTATCGACCATCATAGCCACGGCTGTCAGAAATGGAGCCACCTTGGTTAAGGCTCTACTAGTGGCTGGCCTACGCTTGCAGCGAGAGGCTCAACGACTGTGTCCCGTAGACACTGGAAACCTCAAGGCTAGTGCCTTCACGGAGAAGGAATGAACCACACCGTCGCAGACGTAATCCGCCACATGCTCATAGACCTAGCTCAGGGCACCTTGCCCTCAGCCAACGGTTCGTGGCCGATATACGCCCATAACCTACCCGACACACCAGACAACGCTGTCGTTGTCTACGACACGGCTGGTCTGCTAGACGGTCGTAGTGGTGCCGACTCTGTTATGGAGGAGCACTACGGTATAGAGATCATGGTCCGCAGCTCTGGGGTCACAGGCTACACCAAGGCTGATGCGATCGCTGTGGCCATGGACACAGTCCAGAACGTGTCTGTGACGGTTGACACCACATCGTACGTTGTTCACGCAATTACCCGTAAGAGCGGAGTGCTGAAGGCAGGGACTGAGACGCCTACCAGCAAACGCTACTTGTTTACTGTTAACGCTGTTGTCGCCCTGACCTAGGAGGTTCACTCATGGCTGCCCCTACCGCAACTGAACGTTCCACCCCTGGTGGATTGAAGCTGAAAGACGGCTTCTCATCCAAGCTCACGCTGGCCGCTGACTCTGACATCGAGTTTTTCGAGAAGACCGTACAGCCTCCGGGCATGGACGCCGGTGAAGCGATCGAAACCACTACGATGCACAACACGACGTATCGTACGTTCACGGCTCGTAAGCTGATCACCCTCACACAGATCACGATCAACGCTGCCTACGATCCGGCTGTGTACACGTCCATCGTAGCCATCATTGGCGACGAAACCACGATCACTGTGGAGTTCGCTGACGGCACCACGATTGCCTTCTACGGCTTCCTGAAGTCCTTCACGCCAGAGGCCATGGAAGAGGGAACGATGCCGATGGCCGCTATCGTCATCGTGCCCACCAACGTGGACTCGACTGGTGCCGAGCAAGGTCCCACCGTCACCTCCGTAACTGGCACATAGTTTGTCTACGATCTCCGTGCAGCAGGCCCCTAGCTGTAAGCACTAAGGGGCTGGGGGCCTGCCTTCGCTACTCTGTAACCTAGGAGCAAACCAAGATGATTACTGACGATCTTACGCCGCAGACCGAACCTGTCAAGCTGAGCGGAAAGGACTATTCCCTCAGGGAAGCCTCGGGCGATGCGGCTACCAAGTTTGCCAACGCTCGCCTCAGCTGTATCAAGCTAGGGCCTGACGGCAAACCACAGACCGTACGTGGCATCGCCGACGTAGAGCCCCTGCTGGTGTCACTATGCTTGTTCGACGAGTCTGGCAAGAACGTGCCAGAAGCCACCGTACGTAGCTGGCCTGCTCGCGTGCAGAAGGTGCTCTATGATCGTGCCAAGGAGATGAGCCACTTAGACGACCTGGAGACTGAAGCTGCTATCGTGGTCCAGATTACTGCTCTCCAGAAACGTCTTGAGGAGATGCGTGAATCAAAAAACGTAGGAAGCGAGTCTACGGCGGATGGTTCCGACTAGCCTCGCACCTGCACATGAGCCTGGATGAGTGTCTTCGCACTCACACACACCGTCAGTTCCTTGCATGGATGGAATATCTGGATGAGCAATGGAATGAGCCGAAGCTATCAGACTTCTATCTCATGCAGATTGCTTGTGAGGTCCGTCGAGTGCTCGCCAAGAATCGCGAAGCCATCCAGCTCAAACACTTCTTCCTCAAGTTCAATAGTCCCCAACTGGCTCCGACCAGTGCTGAAGTCGCCAAGGCTGTTTGGCAAGCAAGGTTAGCTCCACTAAGGAACCAACATGTCAACCGAGACTGAGATTGACCGCCTTCTTGTACGCCTCGTGGGTGACGCTACTTCTTATCAGAAGATGCTCAACGATGCTCAAACAGGTGCTCGCAGAACTGCCGATACAGTTGAGCGTGAGGGTAAACGTATCGAACGGTTCGCCGCCAGTCTCCGCACGTTTGGCCAAGGTGTTCGTGGTGCTGGGGCAGCTATGTCCCTTGCTATCACCACGCCACTCTTGGCCATCAGCGGTGCCGCCTCCCACGCCTCTATGAGCTTCGAACAAGCTTTACAGCGGTTGCGATCATTGGTTAGCATGTCACGGGAGGACATCGACTCCTTTCGAGAAACAGCTCTCAAGATGGCTGCTAACCTCGGTCAAAGCCCCATCGACATAGTAAATACGTTTGAGTCAATCTCTTCTGGAGGAATAAAAGGGGCTGCTGCTCTCGACGCATTGGAAGCTTCTGCAAAAGCATCATCCATTGGGATGGGTGATATGCAGACTATCGGTAGGGCAGCCTCACTAGCTCTTGCAACCTACGGTGAAGAAAGCCTTAAGGCATCCGAAGCCATAGAAATGGTCTGGAAGGCAGCAGACAGAGGGCTTGCTGAAGCGAGTGGATTCGCCTCAGTGTTCGGAAAGATCCTGCCCGCCGCTAAAGCTGCTAAGCTAGAGTTCGGAGAGACTGCTGGTACTCTCAGCGCCCTGACACTGGCCTATGGAGAAACTGCTACGGCTGCTACTGCCCTCAGTAGCATGATCAGTAAGATCCGTGGAGCTGGAGTCTCCCCGAAGATCATCAAACAGATGGAAGCTTCTGGATACTCCATGAAGGAGTTGCAAAAAGTCTTTGCAGATCAGGGTATCGTCGAAGGTATTAAATACCTAGATGCTATGTTTGCCAAGACAGGTATCACACAACTCCAATTCTTCTCAGACAAGGAAGCTGAAAACGCATTCAACGTCCTCAGGGACTCAAAGCAATTTGCAAGCATCGTTGATGACGTCAGCCAATCCGTAGGAGGCATTAATTCCCGCTACAAAGAGTGGGAAGAAACCATGGGAGCCAAGATGGCTAAGGCCATGGCAGGCACGCAGGCCATGATGATCAAGCTCGGTGATATGTTAGCCCCCATCGTACAGAAGCTCACTCAGTGGGGCCTCAGTGCCATGGAAGTCTGGAACATGCTCACACCAGAGATGCAGAAGGTTGCCGTGGTTGTGCTAGCTGTAGTCGCAGCCATAGGCCCCCTCCTCGTTGGCTTCGGGACCATGGCTGTCATGATCTCATCCGTCATAAGTGGGTTTGTTGCCCTCTCATCTGCAATCACTTTCCTACTCCCCCTTGCGCCAATGATTATGGGAATCGTCGTAGCCATCGCTGCTCTTGGTGTGGCTCTCTACCACATGCGTGGCCCCATCATTGAAGTGTTCAACGACCTCAAGAAATACTTCAGTGACACCATCGCAGGTATGACGGCAGCCCTACGGTCCGGTGAGATCGAACTGGCTTGGGAAATTGTCATGACCCAGATCAAACTAACGTTCTTGCAGGTCATCACGGATATGACGATGCACTTGCTGGGGTTCATGAAGCTTTTCACACTGGTCAATCCAGGACTAGCCTTGATCGTCCGTGACCTAGCCTCCAAGACAACCGTCAAGCTGGGTATAGAGACCTTCACCACCCAGTTAAAGCTCAATAGCCTTACCGACGAAGCCTTGCGCAAGGGGGCTGAAGCAGCCGCTGAGGCTGCTGCGGATGCTGCTGGTGGAAGCGTGGGCGGTACAGGCCCAGCAGCTACAGCCTTTAAGGAGGGCAAATACTACGCCAGCGAGGGTGTACAGGCCACTACGGTGGGCTCTGCCGAGGCCATGGCACGGGTGTCGGCCTACCGCTCACTAAGCGAGGGCTCTGCGGCTGAGCGTACAGCCAAGGGCGTAGAGGAGGTGGTGGGCATACTGGAGCAGATACGAGACATGGGTGGCGGTCTGTCACCCGCAGCACTAGCGGAGTCAGCCTAATGTCGATCACCAAGTGTGCTCCCTATACAGTACGGGCTGAGCAGGACGAGTACGGTCACCGCAATTATTGGGTCACCTACCTAGTCCAAACCAACACTCCCTACCAGAATGGTGTGGGCGATGGCCCCCGTACAGTCGGTACTGCCGCTGCGTTGCCTACTATAGGCACACCCTACAGCTTTGGCAATGACAGCGACCCTTGGGCCATGTGCCACCCGAACCGTTCTATCAAGCCTCAAGGCCAGCTCAGCGGTGATCCCATCAAGACGTACACCGTAGAGGTGTTGTTCAGCACTCGCCCAATGAAGCGGTGTATGACGATGGAGTGGGGTGACCCCCTCGCTGAACCTCAGAAGATCAGCGGCACCTTTGTCAAGCACAGCATCGAGGCAGCCAAGGACCGCAATGGTGTGCTCATCAAGAACTCTGCGCACGAACCGCTCCGTGGACCCAAGCTGGAGTTTGACTCGTCGAGGCCTACGGTGCGCGTTGAGCAGAATGTATCTACACTACAGCTAGACCTATGCTCCTCGCTGATGGACCATGTCAACGACGACACCATGTGGGGCCTCGCTGCTCGCCATGTCAAGCTCAGTAACTTCACGTGGGAAGAGTTGTGGTACGGTACCTGTACATCCTACTACAAGCGTGTCTTTGACTTTGACATCCGCAACAATGACCAAGATCCATTTGACCCAGACATTGTGGACGAGGGTACTAAGGTTCTAAACGGTCGCTGGATCAGGGCAGATGACAAGACGTCTACAAGCACAGAACCTGGATGTGATCAAGTGGATTTGTGGAAGAGTGTGGATGTGTGTGGTGCTGCACCGGACCCCTCCAATCCACAGCACTTCATCCGCTATAAGGATCTCAACGGCGAAAACACTCGCGTCATTCTCAACGGATCAGGAAAGCCTGCATATACTAGTGAGGTTGTCGACTGGTATCCCTCGGCTGGCTCGGCTGGCTACGGTACGGCACTGACGGGGGACATGGCCGTGTGGAAGGTAGAATACTATCCGGAAGCCAATCTCTTCCAGTTAGGCATCCCAACCGACATTGACTTTGGAACGGCGACACTCGACTAACACTGTCCTGGCAATAGAAGGAGCAATCTATGCCAAACACAACCAATCGTATCACGGTCGTTGAGCATGTCTACCATCAGGTAGCGGGCCACGATCCTACTGCTATTGACTCAGTCTTCACCAGAGAAGTCACTGAGACAGAGCAAGTCTACACCCGCAAGTCTCCCAAGGGTCTCAGCACTGAATGGGAGCCTCTCGACACGGGCTGGGTCAAAGACCCCAGCATGATCTTTATTTGCAATGACGCCAAGGAAGGCACCATTGAGATCATGTTCCTTGGTGGAGCTGTTATGGATCGACTGCTCGTTCTTCCCAGTGAAACTCAACGCCTTACCGTGCCCGATGCTACACGGCTCCGAATTCGTCGCCAGGAAGGCATTGGTCAATACACTCTCACTGCCATTCCTAGGTGATCCATGGCCAACAAAGCATTCTACCTCACAGAGAACGATGTTGAAGTCCTCAGCCGTGTGCTTCGTGACTACCGCAGCACAGCTAAGCAGCCTATGCGGAGGCAGGAGATTGATGAACATCAAGCCCCTGAAGTTTACGTTGCTCATCCCCAGGTCGGTGTTCTACCCGGGATTACCAAGGCTGACGGTGATTTGTACTATCGTCCAGGAAAGGCCAAGTGCAATATCTACCGCATCGTTGAGGACGTTGTAAATGAGCCAGAGCTACGCCCCCTGTGCGGCGGAGACAACCAGGACGAGTGCTTCAAGCATGTCTACAACGTGAGCAATCAGTGCCTAGAACAGTTCTTTCCCGTCCTAAGGGATAAGTTTGGTCATTGGTTGGCTCTTAGTGGCCTCCAGATCTTCACGTGCGAATTGACAGAGAATCTTTTGCCGGGCGATTCGGCTTCGGCGATTCTGTTGATCGGACCTGCCAAAAACGAAAACGGCGAAATCATCACTGTATTTGATATTCCAACGTCAATAACGACCGGCAAGATGATCGCGAACGGAGTCACGTGCCGCATCATCAAAGACCCAGACGTGTCCCTCGCGGCGGATGAATATGTGTTTCTACTGCCGTTTGCGTGTGAAACAAACCAAACAGGAACGGCTACTTAATGAGACGGCCTCGACGAGATGAGTTGTGGGAACGCACGCCTGGTGGGGTGATTGTGCCGAGGCGGCCAGTGCTGCCGACGAGACGGTATATTCAGAAGTGGGGACAGGTGCCGTGCTGCTGCAACGAAGCTACGGGCGGTACGGAATGTTATTGTTGCGATGTCGATATTTGGGTATCGCTGGCATGGCCTGGGTTCAGTGACGCGTTTTGCGGGCCGGCGGCAGGAACATATCTCTTGCGCGATCAGCCGAGTTCGGCGTACATAATCGGCGAATCACCAGATACGTACTGCCAGGGAGGATACAACGGGAGTTACAACGGCAATAATGTAGCTTTTACGTTGCGGGTCTGGTGCACAAACACCACTGTTGGAGGAGACTCGTATGTTCGCGGCGACGTGGAGCTTATCGTAAAACCTACATCTAACTATTCGCACGTATGGTATAAAACCACTATACCACTCGGCGCAAACGGTGACTATATCGCTTGTGGCGGCTTTGAGGTCTCGCTGGCATTGTGGAAATATGCCAACAGTGATATCGAATGTCGCGATTACGCCCCAGAGAGCGTAGAAGTTACGGGGGTTGTTGCGTGAATTCACCATGCATAGAACAAATCGGCCCCAACGAGTATCGGTGTGTAAATCTGGGATTCATAATACGCCCTAAAATTCTCCCGATTTATTGCTCATGCAATAACGGTGTGCGATTACTGACGCCTACTCAGGCGTGTCCATTCTCCCCGGTGCTTGGACGCCTCACTACCGCAGGCATTGACCGTCTCCAGCGATGCCGCGACGCAAAGTGCGGGATGATGCTGCCGGTCGAGGAATCAATTCGGTGCACGGGGGTGGGCGGCGGAAAGTGCACCTGGGTCGGGAAATGGGCGGAGCGGCTGAACGATGCGGAGTGGACTTGTCCGCACTGGAATCCACGTGTTTCCATGAAAGACCATGCAATGCGCCGACCCTCCCACAGAGAACAGATGACAAAGCTACCCCCCATAATAACGCAGGCCAAGGCAGCAAAGTCAAGGGGCCTAGGCGACGTACTGGAGGCAGCCCTATCCAAGGTAGGCATCACCCATGACCGTGTAGACGCGTGGCTGGGTCGCCCGTGTGGCTGTGCTGAACGTAAGGAGCGTCTCAACCGCCTGTTTAGCTGGGCACGCTCCATAGGAGAGACTCCGCCGGAAGAGGCTGCCGCCAAGGTAGAGGAGATTTTCAAGTCATGAAGTGGGCCTATGGTGTGACCACGGTGCCTTCCCGCAAGGACACCACACTACCCAAGACGCTGCACTCGCTCTGCGATGCTGGGTTCGGTGAGCCACGCCTGTTCGTCGACGGATGTGATAACCCTAGCGACTACGACGCCTTCCAACGACCGGTCACGTGTCGCCCCACACCGCCCCTACGCATCGTTGGTAATTTCATGCTGGGCTTAGCGGAGCTGTACGTGCGCAACCCACTGGCTGACCGCTATGCTATGTTTCAGGACGATGTAGTCTGTGTCAGCAACCTGCGTGAGTACCTGAGCCAATCACCCTACCCAAGGGACGGTTACCTCAATCTGTATACCTTCCATGAGAACTTTGCATTCACGAAGGGCAAGGCGGGATGGAACCGTTCCAATCAGCGTGGGCTAGGCGCACTGGGCCTAGTATTCAACCGTGACGTAGCTCAGAAGTTGATGGAGAGCGGGCACATGATCCGCAAGCCTGCATCAGCAAACAATAAGCGGTCCTGGAAGGCCCTAGACGGCGGCATCGTGTCTGGCTTGAAGGCGTTTGGCATCCACGAGTACGTTCACAATCCATCCTTGGTGCAGCATATCGGTACCATGCAAAGCACCCTGGACAACAATAGTCACGTCTGGCAAAATCCTACTGAACACTTTCCTGGAGTAAACTTTGACGCCTTGGAGCTACTGAAATGATCTCGGAGCGTTCTACCTGTCGTGCCTGCTACTCTAACAATCTGACCCCTCTGTTCTCGCTGGGCAGCCAGTACGTCAACGACTTTCCGTTGCCTGCTGATGTGTACAAGGCCCCGCGAGTACCGATCACCCTAGACCTGTGCAACGACTGCACGATGGTTCAGCTACGGCACACAGCACCACAAGACCTGCTCTACACGCGGCACTACTGGTACCGTAGCGGCGTCACTGACACCATGAGAGTAGCCCTACGGGACATCACAGCGACCATCGAAGGCCTCGTAGACCTACGTGCTGGTGACGTAGTGCTGGACATCGGCAGCAACGACGGAACGCTCTTACGATCCTACTCCGTCCCAGGTCTTCACACTGTGGGTGTCGAGCCTGCTACCAATCTGGCTGAAGAGGGTGCAAAGGGCGTGCACACCTTCATCAGCGACTTCTGGCCCTCTGCCGTCTACAAGTGCAAGCCAGCCAAGGCGATCACGGCCATCGGCATGTTCTATGACCTGGAGGACCCGAACCCATTCATCGCCGCTATCGCTGAGAACCTTGCCGACGACGGCTTGTTTGTGGCTCAGCTCATGTGCCTGCAAAACATGGTGGAGCTCGGCGATGTGGGCAACTTCGCCCATGAGCACTTGGAGTTCTATTCTCTCAGGAGCCTGCAATTTCTTTTCAGGAAGCACGGACTGGAAATCATCGACGTAGAAACCAACACCGTCAACGGCCAGAGCTACCGGCTCTACTGTCGCCACCGTGGCGTCTTGTCTGTTGCGCCAAAGCGAGGTGCACACCTGCGCGTAGAGCAAGCCCTCAAGGCGGAGTCATCCTTGAACAATCCAGAGTTCTATCGTGACTTTCACCTTAGACTAGAGCTGAATAAGGATCGTGTTGTTAGATTTGTGCGCCGTGCATTGACCCAGGGTAAACGCGTCTGGGTGTATGGCGCTTCCACCAAGGGCAACGTAATCCTACAGTATTACCACCTCAACTCATCTATGATTGAAGGTGCAGCAGAACGGTCACCAGAGAAGTGGGGTCGCGTCACGGTAGGCACGGGTATTCCCATCTACAGCGAAGAGGAGGCTCGCAAGCAGAAGCCTGACTACTTCCTAGTCTTGCCCTATGCCTTTATCAGCGAGTTCTTAGAACGCGAGAAGGCATGGCAGATCCAACATGGTGGCAAGTTCATTGTCCCTCTACCACGACCTTACGTAATCGGCTATGAAGGTGGATTGCATCCACTTCTCAGAAAGGAGTACATTCTGTGAGGGCACTCATCTTAGGTATCGGTGGGCAGGACGGCAGCTACTTAGCAGACATACTGCTAGCCAAGGGCTACGAGGTGCACGGCCTCTACCGTCGCAGCAGTGTGAACAACCTCCAGCGGATCGAGCACTGCCTTGGCAGTGTACACCCCCACCAAGGCGACCTGACGGAGCCTAACTCGCTGCTGCGGATTATCGACGATGTGCAACCGTCACTCATCTTCAACGAAGCAGACCAGGACGACATACGATGGAGCTACACATTACCGTCCTACGCCTTTGACGTTACGACCAAGGGCGTGATCAACTTGCTGGAGGCTGTGCGGCACGTAGATGACAGGATCAAGGTGTTCCAGCCATGTTCCAGCAGCATGTATGAGAACAGCAGCTACGCGATCGCACCTAAGAGCCCCTACGCGATCGCCAAGTATGCGGCCTACTTGATTTGCACGCACTACCGCGCAGTCCACGGACTGCGGATCACGTGTGGCATCATGTTTAACCACGACTCACCGCGACGCAGCTCTGGCTATCTCCTCCAGGAAGTGTGCGAGCAGGCCCTAGCCGTAGCAAGCGGCAAGCAGCAGCACATCTCACTCCGTTATCCAGGAGCCTTCCTAGACCTAGGCTACGCCTACGACTACATGGTAGACGCCGTCAACCTACTGGAAGAGGCTCCACCGTGTGACGTGCAAGTCTGTACTGGCAAGCCCATGACGCCTCGCAAGCTAGTGCAGATGGCAGCGGACATACTCAAGACAGACCTGCCCATCAATACGACTGGGGTCGGTGCGCAGCCTGCGCCGTTGGTCGGGGACATTGGCCAACTCACAGACACACTCCGTAAAGTAAGTAGGATTGACACGGCGCTCCTCGTAGAGCTGGTCATTAACAAGCACAGAGGGCTCTAACATGAACGTTGGTGCGATCGGCTACGAGGTACACAGCGGTCTAGGGCACCTTATGCGATCCTTCTATCAGGCTGGCTTGGTCAACCGTGTCCTCATCATCCGACACCCTCACTACCAGAACTACAGCAGTTGGTATCCTGCTGACCGCAGGTTCCCACGTGAGAAGTACAAGGCGTTCCTACAGGGCCTAGACGTACTCATACTCTTTGAGAACGCCTTCGTGTGGGACATACCCAAGCGATCGCGTGTACAGGGCACCAAGGTCGTCATGATACCAAACTACGAGTACACACCGTTCCCCATACCCGTCAAGCCCGACCTCGTGTTATGCGGCTCATTGCTGGATGTGGATTACTACAAGAGCCTCTACAACACCAAGTTCTTGACGATGCCCGTGGAGGTAGATCGCTTTCCGTGGCGACTGCGCGAGAAGGCCCACACATTCATCCATAATGCAGGCCACGGTCAACGAGGCTTTGCTAAGGGAACACCTCAGCTCGTAGAAGCCATGCAATATGTTCAATCACCCATCAAGCTGATCGTGCGTGGCCAACCGGGTGAGAAGCGTATCCGCGAGTTGTTTGACGCCGAGAAGGGCAACCCTCGCGTAGAGTTCCAGTTCGGTGAGTTTGACGACGACCACCTCTACCCTGCTGAGTGTGATGTGTTCATCAATGCAGAGCAATACAACGGTATGAGCCTTCCGCTTCAGGAGGCCTACGCGAGCGGCATGCTCGTCATGACCACTGACCGCTACCCCACTAACACGTGGCTACCGTGCGAGCCGTTGCTGCCCGTGAACCACTACGTCTGTGACTCACAGGCCGTGGAGTTTGACCGTGCTATCGTAGACCCACGTGCCATAGCAGAATCTATAGACGCATGGTACGGTCGTGACATAACCTCCTTCTCACTACAGGGACGCCAGTGGGCTCAGGCTCACTCGTGGGAAGCCCTCAAGCCCATCTACCAGGAAACGCTTGAATGCCTAGCATAGCTCTATGCACCCTCGTACTCAACGAGATGGAGTGGCTGCCCAAACTGTACGAGCAGCACAAGGATTGGCCCAATCTGACCAAGTGGATCTTCGTGGAATCTGCAGACCGTGTCTATGCTGCCACATCACCACACATGGTAACTACCGAGGGCCTCAGTGTGGACGGTACCTCACAATTCCTACAAGACCTAGCCTTCTGTGACCCTAGGATTATCTACATACCCTATGGCTTCTGTTCCAACAGTAACCCAGCACTGGGCAAGATAGAGGCTCGACAGCAGTACCTTGACGCACTCCTGGACGTTGCACCTGAGTTTCTGATGATCCTTGACGCTGATGAGTTCTACATGCGATCTGACCAATCTGCAATCAACCAACGATTGCGGGTTAGTGGCGGCAAATATCGTCACTTCTGCTTTCAGTTTACACATATCTGGCATCCGCAGAGCATTGACTATGCTCCCCTATTCCAATATGAGGTCACTGGGGGTTTCTGGGATATGAGACACACAAAGGGTATCCGCTGGAACAAGGACCTACGCTACAGTACAAATCATCAGCGACCTGAAGTCGGCAATGAACGTGGTGCTATGGCTACCTTCAATAAGCCACATTGTATTCATATGGCGTTCGCTTCCAATCCTGCGATGCGAGAAGCTAAGCATACCTACTACATCAACCGTGGGGAGGGAGTCGTTGACGGTCGCCAATGGTACGTCGACTCTCGTGACATGTTTCGTACCTGGAGTCCCGGTATGAATCTACCTCGTGGGGCAAGAGTACAAGAATACAGAGGCCCTATACCGGAGGCATTCAATGCAATTTGAAATTCGAACTATCGATTACTATATTGAGAGGATCAACAATGGAATTTCATTTGCATTCCCGGGATTCTCTGACGCAGAGTGGTTTTGCATTCTGTCGCACGATCTAGGCAAGAAGACCGGGCTTGGACAACTAATGACTGCAGAAACAGGGCAGAAGCTGCGAAGGGTTCTTGAGGACTATCGGAAGGATCCTGATTTTCTTGTCGCTGTTCCTTCTTGCATGTGGGATTTAGCAGACTTCTATAATGCAGGGATCCCCAGAAGAATTGAGGAGTTCGTAAGCGAAATAGATTACAGGCTCCCTTTCTACGAGAGAGATATTGTGACTGATCATCTGGCGGAGCGCGGGGGATTGTATCCTTTGATCAGTTGCCTACAGAATCAAAGAACGATCATTATTGGGAACTCGGCACTGCGCGGGTTAGACTTCCTTAACTATGCAGGATTTATTGAGATCCACGGTCCTAACTTTCACTTAGATTCTGCAGGGATTAGCCGAGTAGTGCAGGAATCCAAGCAGAACTACGCCCCTTGCACGGTCTTTGTCGTTTGTGCTGGCCTCAGCGCAGCTCTAATCATATCCGAACTCTGGAAAGAAATGCCTGATTGTACTTTTCTTGATTGTGGCAGTATCTGGGATGCTTTTGTCGGGATTGGGGGGCAGAGAGAATGGAGGGCTCGTTTGTATGCAAACCCAGAAGATCTCGGCTACTGGAAGAAGAGAAACTTGATGGGCTACGTCTAGCAATTAGAAAGTAAATGTCAAATGATCTATGAACCTGGACAGGTTAGGAATCTGTTTCCTCACATCAACTTTCAACCGAGCCATTTCATTTTGGCAGGACCGGCTAATGGCAATGAAGGGCAAATCTTTCATGAAGTCTACCCATCAGTTCCTATCATAGGATTGGAGCCCCATCAAGGGGGATTCCAATATCAGGTCCAGGAACAATTCCCTGGAATGCTGTTGCCTATGGCCATCGGACAAGCCGTAGAAATGTCTGGAATGCGGCTGTCCGTAATCGGTCAGGGAAAACTGGTTGACATGCCTGGGTCAGCTTATCTAGTTCCAGTTGTGACTCTAGAATGGCTGAACTGTTACTTCGGACCGTTTCAGGATGCGATTTTGTGGATGGATATCGAAGGGAGTGAGATGCCAGCCCTAGTCGGCGGAAGAGATTTGTTGCAAGGGGGAAGTATTCGGCTCATGAACATCGAGATCATCGAAACGGCTGAACTTGGGATGGAGGCTGAGCTCAACAGATTCAAGGATTACTTAGATCCTCTGGGCTTTGAAGTAGTCAAGGAGTGGAATTGTGAGTTTCTAAGCCCAAAGAAAGACAGATACCGCCGCGATGTAATCTTTAGAAGAAAACAGACTTGACTGAAGGAGCAGCCATGACAGCCTATCAACACAACGACTACGCCAGCGAGTTCAAGCAACGGAGCCGAGGCTACTGGGACGCCGTGTCTGCCTACGTGCGCGGCAATGGCCCGCCACCGTGTAGGCCCTACCAAGTGGAAGTGCATCCTGCTCTACTAGGCTCGCCCGTGTGTTTACAGCGTTGTGTGGACTGCCATGGCCAATTCCACCGTGAATACGGATCCCTCACCCGACAGCACTACGACAGCCTCATAGACGACCTCATAGAGATGCAGGTTCCTTCCGTAGTGCTGTCGGGTACTTACAGCGACCCGTCTACGAACGCTGACCTGCTCTGCCATTTTCTTCAGGAAGGCGGGCCACACTGGGGCGTCAAGCTGCACACCTACGGTCTTGGCCTAACGCCAGCCGTACGCCAAGCTATCGTGGCAGCAGCCCTCGCCTCACCTACAAGCGGCTCCTACGTGACCATCTCCAAGTGTACGCACGATCTGCTCACGTACGTAGATCTGTGTCGTCCCGTGTGGGGCCTGAATCCGGGCATCAAGGCTGAAGAAGGCAACATCATCTCATTATGTGAACTGGCATCCGAGTGCAATGCCCCCCTGACCATCCGCCTCAACTGCCGCGTCACTCGTATCAACGGCACCTCTGCACAGTTGACCCATCTGCTTCAGTGGATGCAGTGCCTGCCTGACACCGTGAGCATACGCTTCACGACAGACTACATGCCCTCCAGTGCTCCGGAAGCCTACCGCAGATGGTTTCTTACTAACGTGTATGTAGACGCCATCACTGCTGAACGTAGTATCAAGGCAGCAACCAAGGCAGCACGGTTCGACCCATCACGCATCAGCTTCCGTGACGTAGAGGCCAGTTCCTACAACGGTTCGCTCTGCTACAACGGCCTCCTATTCGCCGCAGTAGCAGCCACGGGCAAGCTGTTCCCCTGTCAAGGCATCAGCTTCCGTCAGTATGACCACCTCGCTTACGGTGACCTACAAACCGAGTCCTTCTCGTCAGCGTGGCGTCGCTACGTTAATGCGTGGCCCCATACGGCAGACGGTTGTCCGCGTTGTGCCGCTAGCTGCGAACGTATGATCAACGATGCCTTCCTCCGTGAACAGGATCACTAGTATGCAAGCCCACCAAGTCTTAGAACACAAGTTGGCCGACTGGTTAGGCTGCTCACCCGATAACGTGGTAGCTTGCAGTAGCGGTACCGCAGCCCTCCATCTTGCCCTAGAAGCCAGTGGCCTACAGCGTGGCTCCAACGTGTTGGTACCCGACTACACGATGGTTGCATGTGCTAGAGCCGTAACCCTGGCAGGCCACACGCCCGTCTTCGTGGACTGTGACCGTGATCTACTCATAGCACCACTACGAGCCCATCGCTTGGCCACACACGCGCAGGCTCTCATGGCTGTGCACATCTACGGTCGCCGTTGCAACATGGACGCTCTCTCTGCCCTAGATGCACACGGTATGTATATCGTAGAGGATATGGCAGAGCTGCACGGTACCAAGCCACATCCACACACCGACGCAGCCTGTTGGAGCTTCTACCGTAACAAGGTGGTCCACGGCGAAGAGGGTGGCGCAGTCTACTTCCGTGACGCAGCCAAGGCAGTATTCGCCCGTCAGCTACGGTGTCTAGGTTTCACACCAGACCACGACTTTGTCCATAGACCACGTGGGCACAACTACCGGCTCGCCGACTTGTTGGCCACACCGATCATAGACAGCCTGTTGCACATGGAAGCCAATCTGCGACACCGCAAGTTCGTGGAGGGCTGGTACGACGCTCGCATCCCTAGACCCTGGCACATGCCCCAGCGAGAGTCTGTGTGGGTCTATGATGTGAATGTACCAGGTATGACCTTGTCCATGCAGCATCACATCGTCCGCGAGCTGAACGAGGCTGGCATCCAGGCACGGTGCGGCTTCAGGCCCATGACCGAGCAACCCGAATACTTCAACCGGCAGAACACTATGGCCTTCCGCCTCAGCCGTAGTGTGTTCTACTTACCCGTGACCGAGACCATGACGGAGGATGATGTGGACAACGCCTGCCGTGCCCTGCTTACCTTGTTACCCCCCTCCTAGGTGCCCCAGGCAGCACCTAGCACCCTTGGCTACCGCTTGCTCCCGGTAGCCGAGGGGCGGGAGGGGCCTGTGGCGTGGCAGGGTCGGCCATTTGCCGCTTACAGGGCCTAGGTTGGCCCCAAACTACGCCTAGGGCCTACCCCCGCGTAAACAGAGCCCCCAGGGGCCTTAAAAACGGTACGCCCCAGCTTACCCATCTTAACTATCTTAATACCAACAAAAAATGCCCTACCCAGCGTGAGCCGAGTAGGGCGTGGGAGCTGTGGCAGACACGGCAGCCGTAGGCTAGCCAGCAGCCTTGATGTAGGCGTTGAGGCCGACCACGAGGGGCTTGCCATCCACGACGGCAGCCGTGGGGGTGTTCCCGTGGGTACTAGCTACCACGAGGGTCTTGCCACTGGATGAGGGCTTCGGGTCTTCCAAGTCCATGACGATGGTGATGGTCTTGGCCTTCTTGTCGACGACGCAGCTTTTCAAACTCATGACGTAGCTCCTAGGTTACGAGGGTCGCTTGTCCGTGCAGCACGATGCCAACACGGTGTGAATCGCTTGGTAGGGTGAAAGGCCGTTGTCTACGAGGTGGGTGTAGTCATTGAGCAGGACGACGGCCACGCGATCCTGCTCTCCGGCGGCTTTCTTCAAGCTTCGCAGTGATTGCCGCCACCCGTACTGCTTGCGTAGGTTCCGGAGCCAGACGATCACGGATCTTATGTCTGAGTCTCTTAGCTTCGTCATCTGCTGGATCCTTTCCTATCACAGGGTAGAAAACACTGCCGTAGCTGTAACTGAAACTGGGCAGTGGTTGTAGACCGCAGTACCGGCACGTCTGCCGCCTACCTTGATCTACGTGCCACCGTAGGCACGTGGGGCACTGGACGCTGAGTGGTTCGCTCATTATAGGGTGGCTCCTAACCGTACAGCCAAGCACTGAAGGCGGCTCCTGCACAGAACGCAGCCATAACCTTCAGGCCCTCGATGATCCATCGTTCCATTGTAGTTGTCCTTGGTAGTGTGGTGGGGGGCGTGGTGGTCCGCCCCTCGGTTCGTAGTAGTTACTAATCACGCAACGAAAACCAGCTCGGCTCTGGCACGTGTAATTCCCACATATAGGAGGTTAGATTCTTGTTCTCTGGCCCATGCAGTCTTGGCCATGGGATGGGGGCACGGTGCATCTTTGTTGTTGATGAAGAAGACTCGCTCGGCCTCCAGGCCCTTGGCCTTGTGGATGCTGCTGAGGCGAATACCTTGTACGTCAGCGTTGTCCGTGAAGATGCTGTTGATCTTGGTGATCAGGTCGTTTACGGACTTGATGTCACCGCTGTTGATGAAGGCGTGCAGGCAGTCCACCTTGTCGGTAATGTTCTGCAGCTTCACCTCGCTGGGATTCTTCTTGGCTTCTTCCTTGGCACGCTCCACCTCTTCCCACGCAGCCAGCTTGTCGATCAACTCGATGATGGTGGTGGCCTTCAGCCGTTCCACTGTGGTGATCAGGCCCTTACCGATGTTGCGTCCCTGGATGGTGGCCTTGCGGTCCTGTGCAAGGAACTTGAAGCACTCGGACACGAGCGGACCGTTGGTGCGGCACAATACCATATCGCCGTCGGCCACCTTGGTACGGTAGCCCACGAGCGTGTTGTTGCTCACGATGCCCACACTGTTGGACTCGTGGGCCTCAAAGTCAGGCACGTACCGCTGAGCCGCAGCAACGATGGCCTTGCCGCAGCGACGGGTAACCGTGAGGGGCAGGTGGATGCACCCACGCTCCGTAGCAGCCAGCTCGCGTTCCATGCGTGGCATGCTCTCGGCGTCGGCACCAGCGAAGCCGTAGATGGCTTGCTTGGGGTCTCCACACAGGATCAGGCGGCGACCACACTTCTTGGCTAGGGCTTGCTGGCAACGAGATAGATCTTGCGCTTCGTCGACTAGAAGCAAATCGTAGATGTAGGTGTTTAGACCCAACGCAACCGGCAACCAGATCATGTCGTCGTAGTCGATCGTGTTGTCCAGGTCCACCCGCTTGCACTGCTCCAGCACGCGGGCTACCATGTCGTAGACGCGGAGGCGGTCACCGTTGCAGTCTACGTCATAGTAGGCTGCCAACTCGTCCAGGCTGGCATCAGCGGGGCAAACCAAGTTGATCTTGCACAGGCTGACCAGTTGGACCGTGGCCTTCAGCAGAAGGGGCTCCTTCCACCGCAGATCCTTGAGAGGCATATCCATCAGCTCCGCAATGATGGCGTCCACGCGACGGTCGTTGACTTCCAGGCGGCGACCACCCTGTTCAAAGCGACGGGCTACGGCGCGGAAGCCCATACCGTGCATCGTCATGGCGTCGCAGCCTTGCGGCACGCGTCGCTTCAGCTCAGCGGCAATGTCCTTGTTGAACGCTACGAAGCACACGCTGTTCGCCTTATCCTTGCTGAGACCGATCGCATCCCACACGGCTTGCTGCTGGGGCGATGGCTTCAGCACAGTGTCGAAGCCACGGAGTAGCTTCAGGCCCTCAACGAGCGTGGTGGTCTTGCCCGTACCGGCACGGGCTTCCACGATCACGTGGGGGGCCTTGTCCACACCCGTGTCTTTGCGTTGCCGCAGCTTGTCGGCCAGCGTAGCTTGCTTGTCACCACAGGTCTTCGTCACAGGCTCTGCAACAACCTCTTCCACGACCACCATCTTGGGCTTGCGGGCAGTCTTGACAGGCTTCTCTTCCGCCAGCACCTCAACCAACGGCTTGCCCACGGGCTTGCGAGCAGGGTCGTTGATGGCAGCAGGCCCACGGAAACGCATGGCAGACAGGAATGTGGTCTTGCGTTTGGTGGTGAGGTTCGTCACGTCGTAGACCGTGGTTTCCTTCTTGGTCAGCGAGTTGTAACGCTCGCGGATGGCGTCCACGCGAACGGTGACCAGATTGCCGCTGACCTTGGCACGGTAGAGGCCCTTGACTTTGATTTCGTTCTTCTTCATCGGTTTGCTCCTGGTAGTGTGTGGTGTGATCACTGGTTGCGGGATACGCCACGCGGCCATCCCTTGGATTGTTTGGTGTTGCGGAGGGCTACAGCGTGGTCCTCTACGACGGTGTAGTAATAGCCACCCGGCATATCATGGCGAGTGGCAGGCAGTGTACCGTCAGCGATCATAGAGCGTACGTGGCGAGCGTTGCACCCTATGATCGCTGCGGCTTCCTTGGTTGTGATGTGCTTGGATTTCATTGGCTGGCCTTATGCTTGGAACACACCCTCCGCTCGGTGCCCCGGATCACCTTGCCGTCGATGCCCTGCTCCTTGCAGACGCCGCAGACCACCTCGCCCCAGTACCCGCTTCCGCAATACATGCAGTCGCGGTGCCGCTTGGGTTCGCGACACAGGCACTTGGCGTGAGCCTTGCGGTACGCCTTGGCACGCTTGAGCGAGCGAACGTGGTCCAACAAGGCATTGACGGCCTCGGCTCGTGTGGTGGACTGATGCCAGCCGTAGCAGCCGAACAAGCGAAAGGCGTATGCGTTCGCAAGTCCCTTGGCGATGCTGCCGACTGGGCTGCCAGTCTTGGACGTGAAGACCGTGTAGCCTTCGTGGTTCTTGGACACGTAACCGTTGCCAACTTTCGTTCGTGCCATGGTATTACCCCTTGTCCCAGGTGATGCTGTCACGGTCCACGATCCACGGACCAAAGTGGGTTGCGTCGTAGGCCCGTCGAGTAACACGCACGGGCTTGGTGGAGTAGGGCATCTTGACCCACCCCTCGGTGTCGCTGGTCTGGTTGACTAAGCGACGGTAGTTGCTCTTGTGCCACGGGTCTTGGCCATGGCATCCGCAGTTGCACGGGACCATCTTGTTGATGACCCACTGGCGTCTGAGCGTTGTCACGGTGTTGCTCCTACCGGCTGGCTTCAAGGATGATCACGGAACGGTCCATGTCGGGGCAATCCTCGTCGCGTTCATCAGGTTCGCGGAACGACACGCCAGAGTGAGAATAGGCGGATTCTTCAAGAACGCCGAGGTGGTACTCGTCAACGGTTCTGATGGGAAGGGCCTGTTGTGTGTGGCAGTGGTCGCCGTAGTCACAGGCGAACAGAACCAAGGCGTTCTCATCGTAGTTTCGCAGCTCGTCAATCAAGTCTGCAACAGTAAGACCGTCTTGAAGTTTGCGCAGGATCTTGGTCATGTCAGCCATCGTATTGCTCCAGTAGGGTTTCGTGGCACCTCTTCAAAGCTAGGCTGCCAAGCCTAGCGACCCATAAGGGTGAGCGACTGGCTTGCACAAGCCTGCCGTACTAGACGGGTCATAGGCGATTGCAACGGGCTCCACTGGCGAGGCCTACCAGACTAGGTGGGTCATAGGTCCTCGCGGTTGGCTGCTGTTACCTTACCGGTCGCTCTTGGTTGGATTCCCTCTACTTGCGTAGGCGGGGGGAACCGATCCGAGCGGGCCACAATTCATCACCGGGGCACCCGGAAGGTTCGCCGTTCAAGTTGTCAAGGACCAAACTCACTACACCCTCAGTATAGTAGGTTATCGGCCAAAGTAAATAGCCGGGGACGGCTATTTGCCACGGATTTTGGAAAGTAGTCGTAAGTCCTTGGTATTTATAAGGGTTGCGCCTACGAAAAAACCCTCCTGTTAGGGAGGGTTGCAGGGTTTTACGGGCTGGCCAGCTTGGCAAAGGGGGCTACACGGCAACCGTGGGCTGCGTAGGCGACAGGGCTGTGACCGGGGCTGCGGCGGTATTGCCTGCGCCGCGGAACCCTTGGCTGATGATCAGGTAGGCTGTGCCGCCTTGGACGTCCTTGACCTTACCACGCCACGGCTCCTCGTTGGGGCGAACGGGCTTGACCCACATCAGCTTGCCCACGAGAGCAGCTTCCTTCTTCTTTGGCTTAGGGGGTGTGGTCTTCTTGGGTGTGGTGGCTGCAGCGAGTGCCTTGCCCATCGCAGACTTTGGCTCTGCTGGAGGAGCCGGTGCTTTCACCTTGGGAGTGGTAGGCTTGTCGCCGTTGCGCTTGGCGGTTACCTCAGCGGCACGCTTCTCGGTACCGTTCCTGAGGGAAGGCTTGTCCACACGAGCCTCTATGGAGTCAGCAGGTGCTTTCGGATCACCGATGTCAATGCCCCCTACGATGGGCAGATCGGCCAGCTTGCGGAAGCCATCGTCGTTCACGGTGTAGTTCAGCTTGAGCGAGGCTGCCGTCACCCCCTCGTCCGTGGAGTAGCAGCCCCATGCCTTGACGAGCAACGATGCCTCCTCCGTGCGGTTGCCGCCCTCTTCGTGGAGTTTGGCGAACGCCTTGACCAATTGCTTCGTTCCATCCTCGGAACCATCAGCCAGCCAGACGATGAAGTTCTCGGCCATCCCCATCATGCTGAAGTCACACTGGGCATCACCCGGAACGGCTGCTTCTTGATACGAGACGGGGTCAGTTGCCGATGTAGCAAACAGGTACATTAGAGCGCTCGTGTATCCCAGAGTCGTGTACTTCTGGATCTGACCCTTGTCGTCATCCTCCTCGTATACGAAGTTGAGGCAGTGCAGCAGCTTCGCGTGAGCACCAAGGAACGCCGTAGCTTCTGCGTGTGTACGCCGAGGAGCAAAGGCATCCAGCACGGCACCAGTGCGTTCCCACAGGAGCCGGATAGCATGGTCAGCCATACGGGCTATGATCCGCCGCTTGCGTGCTGGTGCTCCTGCTAGGTACTCGCTACGGTAGAGGACATCCACCAAGGTGCGCGGCTTGCACGTATCCATCGTGTTGACCGTTTCGTCGTCCTCTTCCACACCGTACGTGATGGACTTGAAGATGGTAGGCTCCGTGGCCCAGTACTCAGCCCACTTGTCCTTGTCGGCATCCCACTCCTCACCAGCCAGTACCAAGGCTACAAGCTGATGCTGTCCATTCAGCAACGTACCGGTCTTGCCCACGATGATGGGCTCACCGTTGAACCGCCAACGCTTGCGAAGGATCTCTTGCTCCAGCGTAGCCACCACACTACCGTAGAGCGGACGATTGTTCACGTTGTTGGTGCAACGTACCTTGACGCCCTTCGTGTCACGCACCAAGTAGTTGACACCGAACTTGGAAGCACCCTCTCCCTCAGGCAGCCAACCCAACAGCTTCTTAGCAAACGCTACCGTGATCTCCTTGATCTCCCCAGACGGTTCCTTGTAGAGCACCTTGCGAGTCTCAACAGTCATGATCGTACTCCTCTAGGTTTAGCCAGTTCTCAGGCGACGTACCAGTCACCCACGCCGCTATTTATAAGGGTTGCACAGCCAAAAGTAAATAGCGCCTTGCCCTAACTTAGTAGTATACCATAGTATAGTATATTACGTAAGTATATTTCGCCACCATCAGTATAGCGTGCAAGGCACGGCTTGTAAAGCCCCAGCAAAAAATTTTGTAGCGGCCCACAAAACGCCTATTTATAATAGGTTGCGTTGGCGGATTACGATCAAACGAATGCTCACGTAGGAGTACATACCGTGGCAGCCAAGAAGAAACGCAAGCTCACGCGGCATCCCTGGGACACGTGGTTCCGCCGCAACAGTTTTTCCCTCAGGAAGGGCAAGCACTACCAGTGCATGACCCACTGCATGATGATCCAGCTACGTGCTGCTGCCATCAAGCGCGGCCTACGTGCCAGCGTACTCCAGTCTGAGGACGCACTACACGTTCACATCAGTGAGGGATAGGCTATGGGCAGAGCGTCAACAACAACCTACACGTGTGATATATGTGGAGATCATACCAGCCTCCCAGACGAAAAGTATCCAGTAGGCTGGGTAGACATGCTTTCACGGGGTGGTGACGTGTGTCGTAAATGCGTCAACAGAATTCGTGGGTGCATGACCCTGGACGAAGCGAAGGCGATTGTAAAACAGCTTACGCCACCAGCTCGGCATCAACACGGTTGCACATGCCAGGAGTGCAGACCATGGGCAGATTGAGACGACACTACCAAGTAGACATACACCCCATCCTGTACCGTATCGGCGTGATGGTACTAACGATCGCCATCACCGTCGTTGGTATGCTAGCGGCACGTGAGGTATTCTTTCACACCGTGGCCCATGCTAACGATGCCTGGGAGGCTGGTCCATGATAGAAGACCTCCACGAGCAGCTTCTTAGACGATGCTATGCAACGGTGCAAGGCGTCGTAGATAGATCACAGGGTCAGCTCACAAAACTGACCGAGGATGAGCAATTTGCAGTAGCCTATCTTATGGCTATCCCTACATCACAGACTTATGCGAACGGTGTACTGACAATAATCACTGCACCGTGTATTGTTGGCTTTGACGGTCAGCGATTCACAGTCACAATAGGACCAGAGCTATGAGCTACAGTCACGCACGATGCGTCGCTGTGCTAGACACATTCTGGGGCTACGAAGGCAAGGCTCCAGGAATGTTTCGTATCAATCCTGACAACCACTCAGGCAGACGCCTGTACTGGCTACTAGGGCACGAGGATCTATGGTGCACCAACGCCTGCAAGGAGGCTGTAGGCAATGCTAGGGGCCACGGAGCACCGAACCCTGAGTGGCTGAGTGGCAACCTACAGCGAGTGACCTGTGATCTACTCTTGGTCTGTGGTACGGTGGCCAAGCAGACGTTGATCCGTTGCGCTCATCAGCCTCCGTGCCGTAGGCTTTACATACCGCATCCTGCCGCCAGAGTCAAGAAGGTTGACTGGGATATGTGGCGGGACATAATCCAGCGAGGAGCACACTGATGATCTTGGATACAGGTTACGTAAGAGACGTGCGTTGCGAATGCGGCGACTTTGCCGTTGGCAGAGTACAGGGCCAAGACCTGTGTGAGAAGTGCCTTGAACAGGTAGAATGGCCTGACATAGACTTAGTTACCCCTGAAGAGTGGCGTAACTTCTCAGACTTTGAGCGAGAGCTATTCAGACGGTACTGGGCACGCAAGGGTATCGTCTACTTCTGCTGTATGATCTGCTATTACCCGACAGCGTTCGGTCAAGTAGGATGCGAATCCTGCTCTAAACATCTACGCAAGGAGCACATCTGATGTCGTTGATACGACCACATCACACGTTCATAGGCGTTGATCCTGGTAAGAGTGGTGGCATAGCCATCCTGCGATCGTACAAACCAACGGTGGAGAAGTACCACATGCCAGCCACGGAGGCTGATCTACTTGACACGCTGGATGTAATAACCAGTGTTGAAGACGCCCTCGTAGACGAGACCGTGATGGCAGTCGTGGAGCTGATCAGCCCATCTATCTACGGCACCAGCAAGAGCTCCAATGCTAAGCTGTATGGGAACTACATGTCGATCCGCATGGCACTGACGGCACTGAGGATCCCGTTCACGGCTGTCACGGCACAGAAGTGGCACAAGTCACTCGGCATACCACCGCGCAAGAAGACCGAGACGCAGACCCAGTGGAAGAACCGCTTGAAGGCGAAGGCCCAGCAGCTATTCCCTCAGGAAACGGTCACATTGGCTACGGCTGACGCGTTACTGATAGCTTGTTACTGTAAGAAGGTAGGAATCCATTCATGACTTACAGAGAACACTGCAAGAAGTGGAAGAACTGTCAACTGTGTGAGCTGTGTCAGACACGCAAGCATGTCGTGCTGGCCAGAGGTACCGTGCCATGTGACGTGTTGTTTGTTGGCGAGGCTCCTGGGCAGTCGGAGGACGTGCTAGGCAGGCCCTTTGTAGGCCCAGCCGGTAAGCTACTGGACCGACTGATTGCTCGTACGCTGGACGGTCAGTACGACTATTGCCTGACTAACGTGGTGGCCTGCATACCTATCGACGCTGAGGCAGGTGGCAAGGCAGGTGAGCCGTCCAGAGCAAGCATCAAGGCTTGTGCGCCACGGCTGCAAGAGATGATTGAGCTAGCACGACCACGACTGATAGTACGGGTGGGCAAGCTGGCTACCAAGTACGTAATCACATCTATTCCCACGGTAGACATAACCCATCCAGCCGCTATACTACGAATGGACGTGACGCAGCAAGGCCTCGCCTACCAGCGCTGCTACGTGGCTATTGAAGATGCCCTCGAGGAGTTGGAAGAAGGCTAACTTTGTTGGTAGCCACTGCGCACCGTTTATAATAGTTGCTGCATTCGCTTCACGGAAATGTATTCTTCTAACTCGTAGTGGAGGGCTAAGCCATGCGAGAGTAGGTGAAAGACCTACACAACGGCAGCAGTAGGGGTCGGGCACTTCTACTGCTGTCTTTTATCAACAACGGAGCAGAGTCATGCAATACTTATAAACACAACCTAACAGGGAGCAAATAATGCAGTACAGAATTCCCGACTCGATTGAAAAGAAACTGGACGTGTATCGGCGGAACATGAAACTGGAAGCCGGCAAGATGATGACGCGAGGAGGAGCCATTAACAGGATTCTATCGGAGTCACTGGACGGAGTGGAAGACGTGAAACTGCCGTCGTTTGCCAACCTCGCGCTGCGAGTCAGAAATTTGGAGGAGTGGGCGGCTGAGCAGTAACAACCCAGCAGCAGGCCGGCGACTAAGACCACTACCACGGAGCAAAACGATGGAGTATCCTGAACGAGTAACGGCCATCTGCAAGGACATGGCCCAGAAGCATGGTAGCGACATTGATAAGGCCGTAGCATCGGCTGAGGCTGCCATACGCAAGCTGCCTGACTTTGACGACTTCGTACACATGCTGATCACGCTGGCTATCCGCGAGCTGATCTGCGATGCACGGCACCACGAGAACCTGCGTACGCGGAAGGCTATGGGTTCTGACGTAGAGCGGTGCATACCCAAGACCACCGTAGGTACGTCCAAGGGCGTGATCCGTGCCTCACAGAGTATCTACAACTACAACATCGGCGGCACGATGCTTGGTATGATGACTGCAGCAGACGTAGAGTCTGCTATGAACACGCAGCACGCCATCTCCAACGGCCACCGTGTGAACTACTTGATGCTCAAGGCCATCTACGGCAAGGTACCCGAAGGCAAGATCGTCAAGCAGGTATTCACTCAGAAGCAGCTCATAGCCATCCGCCAGAAGGCTGAGCAGTCCGTAAGAGGCCGCTCCAAGCTGGCTACAGCCAACTGATCACAACGCCTGCCCGACACCGGTAATGTAACCGATAAATACTTTGGGCAGGCTATAAAACACTAGAGCCCTTCGAGTGTGGAAATGTAGCCGATCGGTCGGTTGAAGGGCTCTTCCAAAACAACCAGCCTGTTCGAGGAGGTGCGTGTAACCGAACTCTTTCTTGAACAGGCTCTTCCAAAACAACCGTCTTGTGCCGATCGCTATGATGTAACCGACTGCTGTTTTGGCACACTGATCCAACGCTGCTCGAAATTGGATATGAAACCGTAGATGCGCTTGAGCAGCACAAACTAAATCGCGGTAGTGCGACGGATGTCTTGTAACCGAGTGGGATCGTGCCTACCGCGACAACATTCAGACTAGCGGTTATTGCCGTGTAGCCGAAACACGAATTGCTAGTCCTTTTACTCTATGAAGGAGTTTGTTATGAAGAAGCAAGAAGTGGCCGACATGTCCGCGGAACTCCAAGCCTTGCAGCGACAGCGAGCATGGGTGATCAAGTCTAGGATCATGATCGCCAATAGGCTCCAAGCTACCGTGGCTGGAACGATGGGCTACAGTAGTGGACTGAAGGAGAGCGAACGGCTGAAGCTGTACAGCGAAGCCACCAAGGTGATCAAGGGCGTAATAGAGGGCGACGAGCATGAGATCCGTAGTCTCATCATGACCACGTGCTTGGCTGTGGACGGCTTTGATGCGCAGCAGGCCATCTACGAGAAGGAGATGCTCAGTGTGGCCAAGCGGATGCCCGTGGCCAAGTGGGTCGCGGAGCCGGAGCAGGCTGGCTTCGGAATCATGTCGTTGGCTGTTATCATCGGCGAGACCGGTGACCTGAACAACTATGCCAATCCCGCGAAGGTGTGGCGTAGGTTAGGCTGCGCACCGTACACGAAGGACGATGTGACGCTGATGGGTTCCTCGTGGCGCAGCCGTGGCGGCAAGAAGACCGTGACCAAGCTGACGGCAGAGGACTGGACTGACTTCGGCTACAGTCCGCGACGCCGTAGCATTGCCTACGTGATAGGCGAAAACATCATCAAGCAAAACGGCGAGGGACCGTACCGCACACGTTGGCTGAACGCTAAAATAAGGGCTCACGAAACACACCCAGAGTGGGAGTGGAAGCCCTGCGACAAGTGCAAGGGCAAGAACCCAGCCAAGAAGAAGTGTATGACCTGCGGAGGTATTGGCGAGAAGTGTGGACACGCTCACCGTCACGGTATGCTGCTGGCTACCAAACTCCTACTCAAGAACCTCTGGCTGGAATGGACTCATACACCCTTCAAACCGTACAAAGCCTGACGAGACGGGAATTGTAACCGACTCCACCCCTGTCAGGCACCTTACAAAGCCTAGCGAACATCAACCTGTAACCGATTTGACTGGTGCTAGGCCCAATCCAACGGCTGTCCGATCATCGACTTGTAACCGAAAGAGCACCTGGACAGCCCCAATACAAACGGCCCTCGATTGTACGTATGCAACCGAGCATCACATTGAGAGCCCAATCCAAACTCCTGACGATGTGCTCGTTGTAACCGATGGACAACGTGTCAGGACAAACCAACGAGAAGCGATAGGCGCGTTGTAACCGAGACCAGCGATGCTTCTCACAAACCAAATCCCGCGAAACGGCAAGTGTAACCGATAGACAGTTTGCGGGTCAACCCAAGGAAAGAATCTAATGGGCAAGAGTAATACTGGCGATGTGATTGTTGGTCTTGGATGCTGTGCTGTTGCAAGCGTGCTAATGATGGTGATCGTATGTGGTGGTCTTGGCCTCGTGGCTGTGGGCATCAGCAGCAGTAGCAACACCACGGAGAGCATCCTGGGGCGAAAGGTAGTCCGAAAGAATCTACAAGGCTGGGTTTCCAGTGAGGACTACAATCAGTGCCTGCAGTACGTGGCAGCGGGTGACCTTGAAGGATTTGGTAATTTCATGACAGAGGGGTTGGCGGCTGGTAGATGTGTGGATTTTGGGGTGGGAGAAGTCGTTTACGTCAACGACGTATCAGTGATGATGGGGGCAGTCAAGGCACGTCGGGAAGAAGGTACTAAAGAGTACTGGGTTCCCATAGAGTGCGTTCAACCTTAAGGAAAGAATCCAGATGAAGACGAAGACTAAAATGGCAACGGTGCTTAAGAAGAGCAGCAAGAAGCCCATGGTCAAGGCTAAGAAGCCACGCGAGCCACTGTGGAAAGGGCCTGCCGTGGATGGTATCACGCAGTCCATGCTGAGTAGGTTCATTGTGGACCGTGAGCGGTTCAGGCTACTAGTGATTGAGGGCCTCGCACCACCACAGACGTTCAATCATCGACTGGAATATGGGTCCATGTGGCACGTGTGTGAGGAGTACCACGGTCGCGACGAGGACTGGAATGCTCCGCTGAGGGCGTACGCCAAGGGCCTCTGCCAGAAGTACCCTATGCAGCAAGAGCAGGTCGTGCACTGGATGCGAGTTTGCGCGTTGCAGTTCCCAGTCTACGTGGAGTACTGGCGCAAGCACAAGGATGTGATGCAGCGGAAGCCAGTGAGTCAGGAGGAAGTGTTCAACGTACCGTACGAGCTACCGTCCGGTCGCGTGGTACGGCTGCGCGGCAAGCGCGACAGCGTGGACCGCGTGAAGGGTCGGCTGTGGTTGCAGGAAAACAAGACCAAGGGCGACGTAGACGAGCAGCAGATGCAACGGCAGTTGCTGTTTGACCTGCAGACCATGCTCTACGTGATCGCACTACAGACTGAAATGCACGAGCCGGTCTGCGGTATCCGCTATAATGTAGTGCGTAGGCCCCTGGCAGGCGGCAAGTACAGCATCACGCAGCACAAGGGTCGCAAAACCAAGAAGGGCATCGTCGGTGCCGAGACGCGTGATCAGTTCTACGAGCGACTGCAGTCCACGATCGCTGCTGACCCATCCTTCTTCTTCATGCGATGGAACGTAGACCTGACACCGACAGACGTGGGCAAGTTTGAGCTACAATGCCTGATCCCACTACTGGAACAGATCTGTGACTGGTGGGAGTGGATGCAAGCCAATCCCGGCGACCCATACGGTGTGAACACGTCCGGCGATGGCAGGATGTATGACGGCTATGCCATCCACTGGCGGTTGCCGTACGGTGTTTACAATGTGCTGCTGGAGGGCGGCAGCACCGAGTATGATGAGTATCTTTCCAACGGTAGCACAGTCGGCTTGAGCCGCGATGTTACCTTGTTCAGTGAACTGGAGGAGTAGTCATGGGCGAGTACTGGAAGCCGGTCAACCTGACCAAGAATGAGTTCGTCCATCCGCACAGGTTGGATTGTGGACTCAAGCTGGCTGAGTGGAATCACCCAGACTCTCGTGTGCTGCGACGAATTGAGGAGCTAGTTGCTTCTGGTGAGTGGGATCATTCCGATAAGGTAGCCATCGTATCCGACTACGGTGGAACTATCCCACTGGAGCCGTTTACAGCCCTCACAAACGAAGAGTCGCTGCTTCTTTACGAGATAGCTGGCGAAACGTATACGGACGTGTCAAAAGGAGATTAAACTGTGCCCATCGTCAAGAAGCAGAGTATGAAGAAGAAGGCAGCCAAGAGCAGCATGGCCTCAGCGTGGGACTATACTGACTCCATCAGTCTGCTGTTGTATGGTCGGAGCGGTACGGGCAAGACGACGCTGTGGGCCACCTTCCCGAAGCCTATACTGGCCATCATCTGTAGTGGTGGTATCAGACCCGGTGAGCTGAAGAGCATCAACACGCCGGAATACCGCAAGACCATCAAGGCTTGGGTGGTCAAGGAGAGTACCGACGTGAGGGACCTACTGGAGACAGCGGGTGACTTCGCGACGGTGGTGCTGGACCACGGTAGCGGCTTGCAAGATCTGGTGCTCAAGGAGGTGCTGGGATTGGATGAGCTACCGGCTCAGAAGAGCTGGGGCCTCGCCAGTCAGCAGCAGTACGGCCAGTGCACGCAGCAGTGCAAGGAGATCATGCGAGCCATGCTGAACTTGCCACAGCATCGCGTTATTGTCGCTCAGGAGCGGTCGTTTGAAGGCGACGGCAACAATCAGGATGTGATTGCTCCATGCATCGGTGCTGCTATGACACCGTCGCTGGTAGGATGGTTGAATCCTGCCTGTGACTATATAGGCGAAACCTTCATCCGTGGCAAGACCATTGAGAAGGTGATCAAGTCAGGTAAGAAGACGCTACGGCAGCGAGTACGGGTGAAGGGGGTAGAATACTGCCTACGCACCGGACCGCATGATGTGTTCACCACGAAGTTCAGAGTACCTCGTGGGCGAACGCTGCCAGAAGAAATCGTGGATCCATCGTTTGAGGCTGTGATGGAGATCATTAACGGCAAAGGGTAGCAGGATGCTAGTGTTGAAAAGGAAGCTTGGCTCATTCATCGTGATCAACGACAACGTCGTGGTCCATGTGTTGGAAGTGCACGACGGCAAGGTCAAGCTGGGCATAGAAGCCCCCAAGGAGGTGTCTATCCGTCGCAGCGAGCAGATCGCTGCTCGCCGCAATCGTGAGTATGTCGGTGACTAGTTACTAGTTCTACACAGTGTGAAAGGTCTACCATGGTGAAGAAGGTTACGAAGAGTGCACTGGCTGCCAAACTTGGAACCAAGTTGAAGGAAGCCTACGAAGGGCACAAGGACGACGAGGTTGTGTTTGATGCCGGCGGTTCACTACCCGGTGGGATCGAAAACGGCATCGCTCAGCTCGTGGACTGCTACTTCAAGCCGTACGAGAAGGGTACCAACAAGGGGCAATTCTTTTTCTATGCGGCCGGTATTGTAAAGAAGCCCACGGAGCACGACGGCGTTCCGATAGCTGGCCTGCGCACCAGTATCATGGAGCCCATGTGCGACACCCCCAGCCGCAGCCGGCAGACAATCAGCGACCACATGGGTTGGATCCTCAACGAGTGGAAAAAGCTGGTGCCGGACCTGGACCTGGACGACGTGGGCTACGACGAGTTGGAAGCCACGGCTGCCACGATCAAGGAGCTGGCTCCGCACTTCCGCTTCCGTACGTGGAAGGGGGCCAAGCAGGAGATCGAGGAACGCGATGGTGCGTTCTACGTGGGTGACAAGAAGTACAAGACCGAGGCTGCTGCCAAGGCGGCGAACCCCTACGTGGGCACTGAGCCGCGCACCAACGAGGTGTGGAACGGTGCCGTGGACTACGTTGAAGACGACGACGAAGAGGTCGAAGACGTAGTAGACGCCGAGGAAGAGGAAGAGGCCGCGGAAGAGGAAGCCTCCGATGAGGAAGTGAGTCTGGAAGACTTGGCTACCGCAGCCGACGAGGAAGGCGACGAGGATGCTGCCACCGAGATCAGCAACCGTGCTGAGGCTTGTGGCTTGGACCCCGAGTCCTACGACACGTGGGCCGACTGCGCTGCCGCCATTGAGGGTGCGGGCAAGAGCAAGACCAAGGGTAAAAAGGCCCCGCCTGTTGAAGAGGAGGAAGGAGAGGAAGCCGAAGCCGAAGAGGAAGAGGCCGAGTGGGAGCCTGCCGTGGGCGACGTGTACAAGTACAAGCCCCCGAAGGCCAAGAAGGCAATCGAGGTTGAGGTGAAGAAGGTATTCAAGCCGAAGCGCACCTGCAACCTGGAATCGCTGGATGACCAGAAGGCGTTCAAGCTCGTTTCGTGGGACGAACTGGTCGGCGACGAATAGCGCGTTGTCTCCTTCTGCGTAGTGTGTTTGTGGTTCGTGGTTCAGCAGCCCTGTCCGTAGTTAGCCAGACGGCAGGGCTGCTTGTTTCTTAAGTAGTGTAAAGGAGCTAGCCGTGGAATCCGTGCAAGTCGTATCGTTGAGCAAGAAGGAAGTGGACGACGCCGTGATTGAGAAGGCCAAGACGTTCGCCGGGAGCAAGGTCGGTGGAGCCAAGATCGCCTATGTGGGGGGTGGTGCTCAGGTTTCGTTCCAGTGCAGCAAGCCGTCGTCCGGTAATGCCACGATTCTTGTGAACAAGAGTGGTAGGAACCACAGCGATGCCTCCTAAGCCTAGGCCACGCATAACCAGACCTGTACCACGGGTCAAGTGTATTGCCTGTGGTGGTACGGGCGTCAGTAGCAAAGGCGGGAGGTGTCTGCCGTGCAACGGAAAGGGCTTGCTGAAACGATTCGCGAAGCCGTTGGGAACAAGAAGCCGATCAAGTGGTCGTTGAGGCCAGAGGTGCTGTTGTGTCCCAACACACCTCAACCGATGCACGGAGTAGTGCCACGAGAGATCCTGGGCTCTCGCTGGTGGAACGCTACGCGACAGGCTGCCTACGAGTCGACGGCGTTCCATTGCGTGGCCTGCGGAGTAAGTAAGTATCAGGCCAAGGCGCACCAGTGGCTAGAGGGGCACGAGATATACAAGGCAGATTATCAACAAGGTCTGTGGACCTACATAGAAACCGTGCCCCTCTGCCACTACTGCCACAACCACATCCACGATGGACGGCTGCTCTGGCTGCTACAGCGAGGCCAGATCACTCAGGGACGGTACGTGTCTGTCTTACAGCACGGTGACCGTGTGCTAGAGTCTGCTGGCCTCTTCAGGCTATCGCACGCTGAGCGTGACAGGCTCATTCTGGCTGCCAATGCTGAGGGGTTAATAGCCCCGTGGGGTAAGTGGCGGCTTATACTGAATGGGCGTCGGTATCCACCCAAGTTCAGGACCTATGCTGCATGGGTCAAAGCCACCAAGAAGGAGGAGCAACGCGATGTCTATTAGAAAAGTGCCGTGGCTGCTATGGACTATCTCTTTCCTTGCAGGATGTGCCGTTGGTTCTGTGTTCTGGAAGTGCGTTTTCAGTATTGCTGGAGTAGAGTGATGCCTAAGCGACCACGACAGGGAGGCATGATCAGCCTAGACAGTGAAACTACGGGACTGGATCTACGGCACGGAGCGAGGCCCTACTACGTGAGCACCTGTGACGAGGATGGGTGCAACGTGTCGTGGGAGTGGCGAGTGGATCCGTTGACGCGTAGGGTGGTGGCAGACCGCGGCGACCTGAAGGACCTGCAACGCAAGATAGACGGTGCTGATAAGATCGTATTACAGAATCCCAAGTTTGACTTCATGGCCTTGAGCCTGCTGTTCAATGACTACAGCATGGAGCTGAGGTGGGACTGGGCTAAGATCTACGATACATTGTTGGCAGGGCACTTGCTGGCTAGCAATCAGCCCCATGACCTGACCACGATGGCCATGGTGTACTTGCAAGCTAACGTACAGCCGTACGAGGACAGGCTGAGGAAGGTGACGCTGGCGGCTCGTAGCTGGGCACGAACTAACAGGCCAGACTGGCGACAGGCCAAGGAAGGCTTGCCTGAGATGCCTAGTGCGAAGAGTACCGTGTGGAAGTACGACTGCTGGATGCCGCGACTGGTGCACGAGGAGGGTGGTGGCGACGAGACCTGGGAGACCGTGCTGAGTGAGTACGGTGACAGCGACGCGAGCGTGACGCTACCGCTGTTCAAGCGGCAACAGCAGATCCTGAAGCAAAAGCACCTCTGGCGGATCTACGAGGAACGGCTCAAGGTGCTGCCCGTGGTAGCCGCTATAGAAAACTACGGCGTGACGCTACACGCTGGACGGTTGGAGGAGAAACGTACGGAGTATGCCGAGGCCAGTCAAGACGCTCATCGTACGTGCCTCAACATAGCCAAGCGATACGGCTACGAGTTGACGCTGCCTAAGAGCGGCAACAACAAGTCGCTCACGGAGTTTGTGTTCAGCGAGGAGGGGATGCATCTACCCCCACTCAAGAAGAGCAAGAAGACTGGGGTACCGTCGCTGGACAAGACCGTATTGGAGCAGTACTCAGTCACGTTGCCACGCAACAGCAAGCCGCTGATGTTCGTGACGGCACTGATGGGCAAGCGCAAGCGTGACACGGCTTATGGGTACCTGGAGAGCTACAAGAAGTTCTGGGTACACACGGAGCACCGTGATAGGGTGTGGTACAGACTGCATCCGTCACTGAATCCCACGGGCACTGACACGCTGCGGTGGTCGTCACAGAACCCGAACGAGCAGAATATCAGCAAGAAGGAGGGCTTCAATCTTCGGTACTGCTTTGGGCCTGCGCCGGGTAGGGTGTGGTACTCCTGTGATGCAAAGAACCTAGAGCTGCGGTTCCCAGCTTACGAGGCCAACGAGCCAGAGATGGTGTACCTGTTTGAGCATCCTAACGATCCGCCTTACTACGGCAGTTATCACATGCTCATCTTTGATACGCTGCATCCCAAGTTGTTTGCGAAACATGGTATGGAGAGCAAGGAGGCCTACGCTAGCACGTGGTACCAGTGGACCAAGAACGGTGACTTCGCTGTGCAGTACGGAGCTGTGCTAGAGAGCGGTACGGCGGATCGTGCCTATCATGTGCCTGGAGCACAGGCTAGGATCCAGAGCCGGTTCAACCGTATCAAGAAACTGAATGCACAGCAGATTGCCTACGCTGAGAAGTATGGTTATGTGGAAACCATGCCTGACAAGACCGTGGATCCTGATCACGGCTATCCGTTGTGGTGTGGACGTACTAGCTACGGACGCATCATGCCTACGGTACCGTTGAACTATCACGTATCAGGAACGGCTTGCTGGTGGATGATGAAGGGAATGATCCGCTGCCATAACTATCTACAGGATGTGGGCGATGACTACCATATTGTCATGCAGATCCACGACGAGCAGGTGTTTGACTTTCCCGACGACGAGGCAACCAACAAACCCATCATCGAGCAGTGTATGAAACTGATGGCACAGGGCGGCGACGATCTAGGTGTGCCTACCCCTGTATCCTGTACTAAGCACTCTACCACCTGGAGCACTGGGTCGTGAAGATCGCAGAGGTACGCAAACTGACGCCGCAGGAACGGTTCCTGTACTGGATTGAGGAGCGAGAGACCATACGCCTACGCAAGGAGAAGGGCAAGCCGAAGCCCTGGACTGACGACGAGATACTCCAGCAGTATCGGTTCTGCAACGTACGGCGCATGGATGACACGGTGAGCCGTTGGTTGCTGGACAACTGGTACAAGCCAAACTACGATCACCACAACATCGTACTAGCTTGTGCTCTGGGTCGGTTCATAAACTTGCCCAGCTCATTGGAAGCGATTGGGTTCCCCTACTTCTGGGATCCCACGCGTGTCAAGGACGTACTGCACAAGCAGACCAAGGTGTTCAATGCAGCCTACATTGTGAGCACCAACGGAGTGTCAGGCGACAAGGTGGACATTGTCATAGACAGCCACATCAAGCCGTTGCGTACCCTGTCTGTGCCGACCAGCAGTATGCAGGAGGCGTGCAAGGTGCTGACCAGCTCCAAGGGTGTTGGTACGTTCATGGCGGGGCAGATTGTGGCTGACCTACGGTGGGCCTGTGGTGGTCAAGGTAGCTGGCGTGACCGGCTAAAATGGGCACCTATAGGGCCTGGATCACGTAGGGGTGCAAACAGGCTACTCGGTCGCACCATCAAGGACAGCGAGTTTGGTAGTGTGCTGACCGACGTGATCAGCCTGTGCCGTACGTGCCTGCGCCGTGGCATCGTGGATCGGTTGGAGGCAATTGACTACCAGAACTGCCTCTGTGAATTTGACAAGTTTGAGCGTACACTACACGGCGAAGGCAGACCGAAGAGGAAGTACAACGGGGTATAATCATGGCGACAGTGTTAGACATCCGTGGGACACACGGTAGCGGCAAGAGCTGGATAGTCCACACCCTGCTGGGCAAGTACGATCACGCTGAAATCATAGAGGAGGGCAAGCTGATCGGCTATCATCTACAGAAGGTGGATGTGGCTGTAGTTGGCAAGTATACGACCGCTTGTGGCGGCTGTGACCAAGTTGGTTCAGCGGACGAAGTGGTGCGACGGGTCAGGCTCTTCTGTGAGTCCTACAAGTTTGTGGTACTGGAGGGTATCCTGGTGTCTCACACGTTTCGGCGGTATGATCAGCTCGCTATGGACCTGGAAGGCGGTGGTCACCGCTACCGATTCTTCTTCCTGAACACGCCGCTGAAGGTGTGTATTGATCGGGTGCAGAGCAGACGGGACCGTAGTGGTAACACCAAGCCGCTTGACCCCAAGAATATCATCAAGGACCATGCCAGCGTATGGAGGCGTGTGCAGTCTGCCATGCGAGAGTCTGGTCGTGACGTGACCGTGTTGGACTACCGTGTTCCTATGCCTACCATACTCGGAGCAATCCTATGCCCTCGCCATTGATCAGTCGTAGTCTAGAGTTGCCGAACGGATACCAGCAGTTCCGGTGGATGGCCGAGGGCAAGGAGAACAGTCATGGTGTGACGCTGAACGATCCTGATGGATTGCTGTCGGCTCTGAGCAAGGATCGCGGAGAGGCTTATCTGTACACGAGCCACCAGATCTTCTATGAGGATGGTCTGCTCAAGCAGACCAGAAGTAGCCCGAACTGGGAGGGTGGATTGCTGACGTACTCGACCTGCAAGCAGCACCTGCGCACCACGAGTCGGCAGTGGCCCGGTACGTGGCTGGCCAGCCTGGGACCCCGGGATTGCTCTGACAACTGCCTGCTGATGGTCGGCAGGGTCGCCCACGCATTTCCCAGCAACTACACGCTGTCCGGCTGCGTGCGAACGAGCTACCCGTCCGTCTACAAGGTCAAGCAAGCCTGTCTTAATCCAAGGGGCGACCTGTACACACCGAAGCGACCGCTGGTAGGTGATGAGGTGTTCCACCACGAGAACTTCGTGGAGCCTAAGAACCACACCCGGAGCGTGGAGTTCTACAAGAAGTCGCCGGGCAGCCGTAGCGACCGTGCTGATGGCCTGATTCCCAAGTGGTGGCGGGACCTGGAGTACATCAGCCACCACGGTCACAGACCCTGGCACTTTATTCTTGCCCCGTGTTGGGTGTTCAGCAAGCCGCTGATGTGGTCTACCATTTCTCCAGGAAGGGCGTCCGTGCGGTTGCCAGCCGTGGCTCTGGGCAAGGCCCTAGCATGCCCAGCAAGTCCCCCAGCGAGCCCACCCGTGCGTCCTGGTGGTAGCCGTGGGCAATAGTGGCCTGTACCAACGAAAAAGCCCTGCCAACGTGGCAGGGCTACTTGTAACGAAACGGACTGGTGGGCTACTTGGCAGCCAGAGCCTTCTTGCCGGCAGCCGTGATGGCATACACGACCGAGCGGCTGCCCTCGTAGCGGGCGGACTTGATGTAGCCGAGGCCCTCCAGGCTGCCATCTCCTGCCTCTTCGTGCGTGGAGGCACCGAGCAGCTTGCTCCAGCCCTTGTTCATGCCAGTAGCGTCAGCCAGCTCGTTGCGGCTGAGCTCCTTGCCGCTGGCGAGGGCGGTCAGGACCTTGTGCTGCCGCTTGGTCAGGCCAGAGGGCACGGTCTCGGCGGGGGCAGCCTTGGCAGCCGCAGCCTTCTTGACAGGGGCCTTCTTGGTGGCGACCTTGGCGGTCTCCTTGACGGCAGCGGACTTGGCCACAGCCTTGGCAACCTTCTTCAGTGGCTTGCGGGTCCTGGGGGCGGTTTCGGTGGCGACGGTTTCGGTTTCGTTCGACATGACTTTGCTCCTAAACGGCGTTACAGGCTTGGCAGGACCAACTCCCACCACTGAGTGAAGTATAGCTCCCGGCTGGGAAAAGTAAAGCCCACCCGGCAAAGATTTTTGCAACCGTTTATAATAGGTTGCAGCGTAAGGACTTACGATCACAACGAAATCAGGAGCAACACAATGGAATTCGCTTTCCGCAACGTCAACGACGCATTTTCTGGGCTGGTGCGTGCCGTGCATGAGGGTGAGGCACCGACAAGGCGGTCGGCCAGCCGGTACGGCGACGTGATCCAGTTTGATGGACCTGTCACGGTGCAGTATGAACACCCCTGTGAGCGTGTGTTGTTCAACGCTGCCCGCGACTGCAACCCGTTCTTCCACCTCTACGAGAGCCTGTGGATGTTGGCAGGCCGTCGCGATGTGGCTCCGTTAGCTTGGTACAACAGCAAGATGGCGGAGTTCAGCGACAACGGCATCACGTACCATGGGGCGTACGGTCACCGCTGGCGACGCTACTTCTGCATAGACCAGTTGGATGAGGTGGTACGAGAGCTGAAGGCTGATCCACATAGTCGGCGGGTGGTCTTGCAGATGTGGTCGGCTGAGGCTGACCTAGGGATTGATGTCAAAACCCTCGACAAGCCATGCAATTCTCAAGCCTACTTCGCTATTCGAGAGGCTATCACCTCAATAGAGCCCGACGGATTCTCAGACCAAGGCACGGCCGTCTACACCAAGTTTCTAGACATGACAGTCTGTAACCGCTCCAATGATCTGATCTGGGGGATGCTCGGGGCCAACGTGGTTCACTTCTCCATGCTCCAGGAGTACCTTGCGGCTCGCATCGGTGTGGGGGTGGGAAACTACTATCAGTTCACCAATAACCTCCACGTATATACGGAACGGTGGACCCCGGAGAAGTGGCTGGCTGACGTGTACGATGATCCGTATGATCAGCCTAACTTCGTCTTGGTTCCGCTGGTAACCAATCCAGACCGGTTCGACACCGAGTGCACCACGTTCGTGAACCACGGTTACGGTGACGAGCTGGATAAGCTATCCATGAAAACACACCTGTGGACCAATAAGTTCTTTCCTAGTGTGGCCATCCCGATGGCTAAGGCGTTTGCAGCCCACAAGCAGCGAGAGTACGGAGTGGCCGAAGAGTACTTGACTGCCGTTCTAGCCGACGATTGGCGTATCGCTGGCTTGGACTGGATCAAGCGGCGTGAGGCCAACTGGCCAGCCAAAGGGAGCAAGTGATGGAGCCGGTACTGAGTAAGAAAGACTTTGTGCTTCGGTACCGTGCCTCCGAGTTTGGGAATAGGGCACCTACCTGGAACACCCTAGAGGAGTTTATTGAGAATAGGCCATGGCTCTACCTAGGTACCGAACAACGTTACCACATTCGCAACCGTCGGGCTGGGGGGCCTACGTGGTACGATGTTTGCTTCAAGAAAGTGCCGTTCAAGTGGTCGCTGGCTATCAATAGTGGCGAGAAGGTCTATATCAGTGCCATGGCTCCCCACTATCTCAACGTACTTCAAGGCGAGGTGATGGAGGGTGTTTGGGGCTGGGAGTTCTACGGAGCTCGTGGCTGCCTAGGTAGGCCGATGCGTGAAGCATTACGGATGAGACCTATGTCGAGGCGGGGGCTGGAGGCCAAGCTACTGATCCAATGGTCTATGAACGACCTGAGCTATCAGTGGCTAGAGTATCTATTGGAGGCCTATCCAGGCCATGTCGTTGAGTTCTCAGCGTTCTCGACTTGTTGGGGAACCGTCCCCGGTCATAACAGTGTGGTATGGGAGGTGCGAAAATACTGATGCTGCCCCCAGTAGACTTGGAAATGTTCACAGAGTTTCAGGGTGTGGTTAGACCCCTAGACATCCAAGTCTATAGGGCTCTGCTGTTGGGAAGTGCAAGTACAAGACGTATCAGAGATGTATTACTGCGACATGGTGTGTCTACAGGTATTGGAAGAGTACAAGGAGCATTGGAGAGACTGTATAGGCTAGGCTTTATAGAAGTTGATCCGTGGGAGTCTGACGATAGATTGCCAATCACATGGAGTATTTTGAAATGAACCCAGAAGAGTATCAGAAACTGGCGGCACGTACAGAATGTGATCAGTGGATGGCCCTGGATCGTATGGCTACGTACAGGCCCTATGAGGATGTGCATCCACGGCAACTGGAAAGCAAACTCATTCCAGTGCGAGCCAATCATGCTGCGATTGGTATCGCAGGCGAGGCAGGTGAGTTGGCAGCAGCGATTGAGCGATGGATCTACTACGGCAAGCCGCTTGATGTGATCAACGTCAAGGAGGAGCTGGGCGACCTGTTCTGGTACATGGCTGAGATGTGCAACGCTCTTCAGTTGGATATGGGCGACATCATGGCAGCCAACATCGCCAAGCTGCGCAAGCGATACCCCGAGAAGTACACGGACGAGCTAGCAGCCGAAGAGAACCGTGACCGTGCAGCCGAGCGTGAGGTGCTTGAGGCTGTTGTTGATCCAACCTACGTTGACGAACAGGCAAGCCGAAATGACTAAATCAGGCGTTGAATCTTGGCAAGATGGTCTAAAGACGACCGCTGAAGAATGTCCTGATCTGGAAGGAGTCTATGTCAGGGCCCTAAGAACACCATCTGGGCAAATAGTCTTTGTTAAGAAAGTGACCCAAGATGATCACAATGATGGTGGAGAGTCTTACTCTATCTGGGAGGAGCATGCCCAACTCCTAGATCTACTGAGAAAATTTGGAGCCGTATGGATTGATACGAAATACCACGGCTACCATCATTGGAAAGATACTAAGTCTAAAATGGGTATCCAGTCTAAGTTGGATAGCTTTAGATCTGGCGATGACGGTCATCGCTTTGCAGTCTTCTATCCAGGTCGTGGTCTTACTGGTCAGGAGTTCAAGCGGAGATGTAAGTGATCTATGAAGAAGGACGAGATACCGGATACGATCAAGCCGTACTTGTTTCATGGAGTGGAGGTGCAGTACCGTGCCGGCGAGAAGGAGTCTGTCGGCACGTGTCCGTTCTGTGGTAGGGAAGGTAAGTTCAGCGTGAACGTGGCCACAGGTAAGTGGAAGTGCTGGGCTTGCGACGGTGGTGCTGAGAAGGGTGGAGGTAATCCACTAACGTTCTTGCAGCAACTGTGGACACGTAGTGATGAGATGACTGCGACTTACACGGATCTGACTAAGGAGCGTCGGTTGCTCTATCCGGATACGTTGATGGCGTGGGGCGTGTGCAAGTCTGCCGTAGATGGTGTGTGGATGGTGCCTGGATACGCTGCTGACGGTACGTTGCGTCAGTTGTATCGGTGGGTGACCATCCAGGGTAAACACAAGCTGCTACCGACGCCTACAATGGGTCACCACTTGCACGGGGTCAACCTGTACTCCAAGCAGAAGGACGAGGTGTTCCTGTGTGAAGGCCCCTGGGATGCCATGGCCCTCTGGGAAGTGTTGTGCCGTGGGAAGATGGACAGTCAGGGCACGTTGCATG